TGCCCGAGGCTGCGCCGGTGACCGAGGCTGAGCCGGTGCCCGAGGCTGAGCCGGTGCCCGAGGCTGAGCCGGTGCCAGAGGCTGAGCCGGTGCCAGAGGCTGAGCCGGTGCCAGATCACGAGTAAGATTTTCTAGACTAAAATTAGAATGGGTGTTCCTCCATCTAAATGGGGCCCTTATTTTTGGGGAGTTATTCACCTCGGATGTCTTGCCGGTTCCATGACATCCGAGTTTATTAGCATGTATCCTTCTGTCATTCCATGTGGTGCATGTGGGCAGCACTTTACCGAGTTAATCCAGGAGCTCCCTTTTCCGGACTCACGAGACCCGATGGTCCTCTTCGAGTGGTCTGTCGCCGCACATAACAAGGTAAACGCTCGTATAGGAAAGCCTATCCTAACATTCGACCAGGCTCTGACCATCTGGACTCAAGACACACCACCCATCAAGTCTTCTCAATTTGATATTAAAATTGCTATCATTGTGATCCTTACAATGCTTCTACTTTACATGTTCTCCGCAAGGTAACTTATTTTCTCATCAAATATAAGAGATGTCGAGTCCTGGCCCAGCACCGGCGGATGTCTCTACACCGCCACCTCCAGAAATGAGTACTGCCATGAATGCCGGGATGGGCGTCGGCCTCACATCTTCGGCTTGTATCATGCTGGTCCTATCAATTTCATTTGGAAATTGGCTGAAGAAGAATGCAGTGAATGTAACTAATACACAGAGGAAGGCGGCCCACTGGTTCGAGAATGGTGCGCTGGCCGGCAAGGGGGGACTTATTCTGGCCCTTATTATTCTGGCTCTCATGAATGGCCATGGATCATACGTGTCAGAGAATCCCAAAAAGTTCATGCAGGACGCACTCGCGACCGGAGGCTTTGGAGCTCTGGCCGCCGTCTTCCTCACTGCGACCCGCGGCCGCATGGACCTCTGGATCAATCATCTCATCTTTGCTCTGCTCCTCTTTTTCCTGTATCACGTGTGCCGTGAATTTGCCGGTTACTTCACCGTGTTTGGGAGCGAGAAGATGACGGAACAGGAAAAGGCCATGTCGGGCAAGCTAGCCAAGCCGCTCATGATCGTCATGGGAATTGCGGCCGTTGTCATGCTCGGACTGGCCATCACGGCTCGTGCGTCGCCAGATTATTCACAGGGCATCCTTAAGAGTTTCTCGGACAATGCGGCACTTGCGATTGAGACGATCGGATTTGTCGCAATCATCTCGGCCGGTGAGATTATAGTGGCAAACAACCATGGCGATCCAATTGGACCGGCGATCGGAATGAGCGCACTGATGTTCACGTTCGCCCATTTGGTTCTACAGGGAGGCGGATTTTACAATCACCTGTATCCGGCGATTCCTCCAAATTTGGGTTAGCACAAAGGGTCCCCCCTCTGGCTTAAAGTCAACCCGCGCATCTAATTTATAGACAAATGCAATATGAACGGATCAGCCATGTTGAGCATATACTCAAGCGTCCCGACACTTATGTCGGCTCCCTCGCTCCCGAACCTTCCCCACACTGGGTTCGAGACGGAGACATTTTCAAGATTTCTCAGCTTTCTGTTTCACCTGGCCTGGTAAAAATCTTCGATGAAATTTTGGTCAACGCCATCGACCAATATTCCATACACCCCAAGAAGGTCTCGGAGATCAAGGTCAATGTTTCCAAGGATGGCACAATTTTGATCCAAAATTCAGGGGTCTCCATTCCGATCAATAAACATGCGACCGAGAAGGGTTCTGATGGAAAACCTATCTGGATTCCCGAGCTCATCTTCGGCCACCTTCTGACCAGCTCAAACTATAATGACTCTGAGCAGAGGGTCACGGGTGGCCGGAATGGCTACGGATCCAAGTTGGCCAATGTATTCTCTTCCAAATTCTGGATCAAAATTAGTGATGGCAAGAAAGTTTACCAACAGACTTGGGAATCTAACATGAGTCGGTGTGGACCCCCGACCATCGAGACGCGTACCGAGCCCATATGTGTCACTATTGGTCTCATCCCCGATTGGCCCAGGTTTGGTGGTCTTGGAGATTTCCTAAGTGTCGCCGAGTCCCGGACTTGGGATGCGGCCATGTGGTGCTCCAAGGCAAAGGTCTATTTTAATTCAAAATTGCTAGAGGTCAAGAGTCTTGAGGACTATGCCCACATGCACATGGGTGATGTACCGGTGGCCAAGATGCATACCGAGAATTTTGACATCATTGTGGGACACTCGGCCAGTGGAGGTTTCCAGCAATGCTCATGGGTCAATGGAATTGCGACGACCAAGGGTGGTTCCCATGTCGACAAGGTGGTCAAGACACTCGTCGATGAGATCACCAAGGACAAGAGGTGCGTGACCCTCAAGCCGGCTCAGGTCAAGGCTTCCCTCTTTGTGTTTGTCCGGGCGGTCGTGGTCAACCCCACATTTTCCAGCCAGACCAAGGCCGAGTGCACCTCCAAGATTACAGAGACCATTGATTTGAAACCAAAATTCCTCAAGGACATCCTGGCGACTGGGGTCCTGGACGATCTCTTGGCCCTCGGTCTTGCGAAAATTGACAAGGAACTCAAGAAGACGGATGGTGCCAAAAAGAGCAGGATTACGGGAATTCCCAAGCTCGATGATGCCAACTGGGCCGGGACCCACAAGTCCCATGAGTGCACCCTAATCATTACCGAGGGCGACTCTGCGAAGGCGCTCGCGATCGCGGGCCTGAGCGTCATCGGCCGCAATGCGTTCGGTGTTTTCCCGCTCCGCGGCAAGCCCAGAAACGTGCGAGACGCCACTGTCAAGCAAGTGACCGAGAATGAGGAGTTCAGCAGCCTCAAGAAGATCCTTGGACTTCAGCATGGAAAGATCTACAACAGCGTGAGAGATTTGAGATATGGCCGAATTATGATCATGACCGATGCGGACCTCGATGGATCTCACATCAAGGGTCTGGTCCTGAATATGTTCCACGTGTATTGGCCCCAGCTCATTAATCTAGGGTTTGTCGTCTCGATGGTCACACCAGTAATCAAGGCGGGGAAGACATGGTACTTTACGGAGGAGGCCTTCCGGGAGGCGGCGGCCAGCCAGTCTGCTCCGCAGACTGCCGTGAAGTACTACAAGGGTCTGGGAACTTCGACCAGTGCCGAGGCGAAGGAATATTTCAAGCAAATTGATCGACTTACGGTGGCGTTTAGCGCAGACGCTAAACTTGGGGAATCCATGACTCTGGCATTTTCCAAGGCTCTCGCGGATGACCGAAAGGTCTGGCTTACGAACCATATGGCTAAACCCCCTCCCGGTGTTCCTTACGGACAGGTCAAGACTCTCTCAGTGACAGACTTTGTCCATCGCGACCTAGCAAACTTTAGCGCCGAGGACATCAAGCGCTCGATACCACACGTGGCAGATGGACTCAAGCCCTCCCAGCGCAAGGTGATCTACGCATGTCTCAAGAAGAACCTCACGACCGATATGAAGGTCGCGCAGCTTTCAGGATATGTAGCCGAGCAGACTGCCTATCATCATGGAGAGGCGTCCCTCCAAGGAACCATCGTGAACCTGGCACAGAATTTTGTGGGCGCGAACAACCTGAATCTCCTGGAACCCTCGGGGCAGTTTGGGACCCGTCTGGCGGGCGGGAAGGATGCGGCCAGTTCCAGGTACATCTTCACCCGTCTGGCTCCACTGACCAAGAAGATCTTTGATCCGGCCGACAATTCTGTTCTAAAATATGTAATCGATGATGGTGAGAAGGTCGAGCCGGAGTTTTATGGTCCGATCCTTCCCATGATTCTTGTGAATGGAGCGGAGGGTATCGGGACCGGCTTCAGTTGTTATGTTCCTCCATATGACCCGGAAGTGATTAAGCATAATATCCTATGTGCTCTGGACCAGGTATCGATGGCTCCTATGAAGCCCTACTTCAAGGGATTTAAGGGTAAAATTACAAAGACCAAGGAACACACGTGGGTGATGCAAGGTCTGGTGGCCAAGGAGGGAAGCCAGCTACACGTCACTGAGCTCCCGCCGGGCAAGTGGATCCAGGACTTCAAGGAACACTTAGACGATTTGGTCGACAAGGGGGTCATCCAAAAGTTCGAGAACCATTCAACGGAGACAACACCCAACTTCCGAATCTGGGGAGCCGAAGCGCTGGAAGACCCAGTGAAGGACTTGGGACTGACCAAGACTATCCATACCAGCAATATGTACCTGATCGGCCCGAACGGCGCAGTCAAGAAGTACGCGAGCCCCGAAGAGATCCTGGTCGACTACCTGGAGGTCCGGATCGGACTCTACAAGAAACGCAAGTCATGGCTCATGGGCCAATTTGATTCTGAAATTAAGTGGCTCTCGGAAAAGGCGAGGTTCATCGGGTTCGTGATTAACAAACGCATCCAGGTGTTGAATGTTCCGCTCGAGGAGATCCATTCTCAGCTCCGGGCCGAGAACTTCAAAGAGGAGCTATGGCCCAAGATGCTCGATATCAAGACATATCAGTACACGCGAGAGGAGGTACTCAAACTCAAGGAATTGTGCGAGCGGCGCGTGGCCGAGCGGGACGTACTGAAAAATACGAGTGTGTTCCAGATGTGGAAAAATAACCTGAGTGAGTTGTAGAGAGAATGGCCGAAAGGGCATTCCAGAACGTGCTTCGGCTCGAACAACAACAGCAGGCTTCAGTATTCAACTTATTTAGGAGCTTTACTGGACAGCAAACGACGGCACCGCCACCACCGGCATCAAGCGCTGCTACAATCGAAGAGTCAGGGACTCCGACATCGATATCCTTGACGCCCGCGGATATTAGTGGATTTTACAAAGTTACTGGGCCGACCGAAGCGACATTCTATGTGACGACCGAATGGCCTAACTTACCGGTCGGTCTTGGATGGACCGGAGATGGCTTTTTAGGAATTAGGGGTCAAATTCAAATTACCGGAGCGACAAATGTTCCGGGCCCTGGGTTTCTGTGGTTTTTCACCTTTCAGACGGACACCGACCAGAATGTCGAAGGAACCCAGAATGCAGTCGGCGCGATTCTTTATCCACCTGGTCTGATACAATATACAAATAAGAGAACAAAGGTTCCATTGTTTGGTTATTATGATGTTACTGGTGGCAAGACGACGTTTTACTTCACGGCCCGACCTCCAAATAATCTGGCGAACGACTGGATTGTCACGGGCCTTCCGACCATACGCTCACCGATGAAGGTGACGTCTTTTTCTAGTGACATTGCACAAGAATTTTTCGACCCTTCTAAAAAAAAATCGACAGAGGAGTCGACTATAGTTCATGAGACGCTCATGACACTCGAGATGATTGATGGGTCAATCCCAAGGGATACATCTACGCCTGTCTACGTCTCAGGGGTGCCGGCCATGATTCAAGAGCCGGCCTTTACAAATATATTTGCCCCCGGAAAGTTTACAAGTTTTCGAGAGGCCCCGAAAGACTTGTCCCAACTACCTCCAGTTACCATGCCTTCTTCAATTTCGATCGGAAATTACCCTGAACAGAGGGATCTGAACTCTAACACGGCATGGAATGCCGAGGCGACCATTGAATTATTCCCTCCAGGAAAATACGACGAGTCCAGGGGAAAGGGTTTTAGTTCAGGGTCGATTCTGGCTCTTGAGGCAATCGGTCCACAGGAAAAGTATCTACTGACGGATGACCTTACCAAATCACAATGGAATCCTGAATTCAAGAAATATTCAAACTTTGTTATGTATCAGAAAGTCTATCAATTCCCACCGCCCAGTCCGACTTATCAGGGTCAGACGGTCCAGATTGAGCTGCGCCCGACCGAGCTTGGACATCTGCTTTCGAACATGTACCTGAGCGTGACACTGCCTACTCTTCCAAATGGGTGTAGCTATACACCGAACATTGGACGAGCCCTTATAAAGCAGATTGACCTCTTAGTAAACGAGACAATTGTGGAGACTCTCTACGATGACTGGTACGTGATTCGTGATCAGATGTTCCTGGACGCTGATGAGCAGCTTGGTCTTCAGCAGGCCTTAAACCCGCCGGCATCCCAAACTCTAACTTATCTAGGAACTGGCGGGGACTCGGTGGATATTTCAGGAGAAAATGTGATTCATACATTCTTACAAAGTAATACGTTTAGCCTTTCGGTCGGTACCTATGCAACTATTCTAGTGGTAGGAGGAGGCGGATCTGGCGCAAATGGTCTTTATACTTCGAATCTTTCCTCGAATATAAATCTTAATACTTCTGTAGCCGGTCCGATAACATTTACGGCACCTGTAGTAAGTTCACTTGGAGCCTATGTGGGAGCGAATGCTTATATCACGACACAAGGCACGGCAGCATTCACGACCAATATCTACGTCTCGGCATTCACATCGACAAGCATTACGTTCAGGACCTTCGGGACTCTCACGACATGGTCAAACTTGCTTCCATCTGGAAACACCATTTCTATTTTAAATGGAAATGGCGGAGGTGGTGGGGGAGTATATAATAAAACATTTTACCTCGCACCTGGAAACTATGCCGTAACGGTGGGTTCAGGTGGAACGCAAGCAACTATAAATGGGGGTATCTCAAGTATTAATGGACAATATATCGCATCAGGAGGGTTTGGTGGAGCCCTCGGTGGAGCGTCTGGAACGGGCTTTACATCAAATGCATCGTACCGATACTTGTCGAATATTGTGTATGAATCGGGTGGCGGTGCAGGAGGAAATGCTCTCGCGAATTCATCAGCAGGTTCTGGGACGCAAATATTCACATACGCAGATCTTCTCGGAAGTGGAGGTCCCGGTATCGGAGTGACGGACTTTATCGCTGGACAAACGGCATATTTCGGTGGTGGGGGAGGTGGCGCATCAAATACTTCAATTTCGGGAACTCTAGGAACTCCTGGAGGAGTGGGTGGTGGTGGTATAGGATATGTTAACAATGGACAAACGATAACTTACTACGGAATAACAAACGGCCTTTCTTTTCCAATAGGAGTTGCCATAGGACCTACGGGAAACGTTTATGTGGCCGATAGCGGAAACAATATTATTCGTAACATCGATCCAACGGGGAATTTTGTCTTGAACTTGGGTTCTGGAATTTTTAAGTCGCCTTACGGCGTTGCCGTGGATTCTCAATCAAATGTATACGTTTCTGATACGGGCGGTAACGCCGTCCGGAAAATTAATAGTACTACGGGTCTTATAACATCACTCGGTTCTGGATTTGAAGGGCCGACCGGGATTGCCATTGATTCCAACTCGAATGTATATGTTGCGTCTCCGACTCAGGGGAACGTCTTTGTAATCAATAGCACGACGAATGCCGTTTCGAACCTGGCGAGACCGGTCGGTGGATGGTACGGTCTGAATGGTCTTACGATCGCTCGCGGAAACGTATATGTAACAAACACGTATAATGTCGCATCTATAAATATTCAGTCTAATTCACTTCTTTCTAATCTAGCTCGCCCTTCCGTCGGGTACAGCAATGCTACGGTACTCGCAACGGGCCCCTTGTCAAATATTTACGTTTCAGATACCTATGGGTCTAACGTATGGATGATAAATGTTGCATCGGGTTCGACGACCCAAATAATAACAGATCCTTTACCACTTATTTATCCTACAGGAATTGCTGTAGATGCCGGATCCAATGTTTTTATTACAAACACAGGGTCTAATCAGGTCTACGCGGATAATTCAGTATTTAGCATACTTGGCGCGGTGTCGTTTCTTAATCCCCAAGCCGCCGTGTCGGACTCGAGTGGAAATATCTATGTCGCAAATACATACGAAAACGCAATAAATAAAGTGTATCCAACGGGCGTAATTATTTCTTTGGGTTCAGGGTTCAATATACCGCAAGATGTTTGTCTGGATTCACAGGGAAACATATATGTTGCGGATACGGGAAACGATCGCATCTTAAAAATGAATCCAACAGGGACATCCATAACACCAATAGGGTCAGGATTTTTGGGACCTCAGAGTGTATCTACCGACTCTACCGGGAACGTATATATATGCGACACAGGGAACCACCGAGTTGTCGAAGTGTCAACGTCCGGGACGATCACGACACTTTCGGCTCCATCGGGAGGATGGGACGCCCCTACAGGATTATCACTTGATTCGTCGGGTAATATCTATGTTACAGATTCAGGATTGGCCAACGTGTTTAAAATCGTTAAATCGAGTGGTTCTGTAGTGACACTTTCGGCCCCATCGGGAGGATGGAACACGCCTTATAGTACAAGCGTTGACTCACAGGGAAATATTTATGTCGCCGATGCGATGTACGGTGCACCCTTAGTGGCCGGAGGTATATTCAAAATTTCAGGTTATACAGTTACAGAAATAGCACGTGGTAATTTTTCAGGACCTCAAGGCGTGTTTGTTGATGTGAATGGAAACATCGTCGTCGCAGATACTTTACACAACTCTGTAAAACAGATAAACTTCCAAGCCCTTTCGGGTGGAATGGGTACGGGTGGTGGTGGTGGTGGTGGAGTTGGCTCGGCGAACGGCGGGTCGGGCGCGGTTTTGATTTCATACGCGTCCCCTCAAACGATAGTTCCTCAGTGTAACATAACTATCCCTCTCGAGTTCTTTTTTTGTCGTCGACACTCTCACAACAATAAAGGTCGCGAGCGCCTTCGGCGGCCATACTTTCCGGCGTGCGCAATGTGGAATCAGAGATTGTATGTGCGCTTTACATTCAATCCCAACACATGGTGGACCAACTCTCCAGTTGCTGCTACCATAGACTTGTATCCAGTCACCACGACCCTCTGGCCCAATCTCATTACGGAGGAAATTCTATTAGAAAATCCCGAAAAGCTGTACTACATGAACACTCCACTCCAATATATAGTAAATCGAGTCCAAAAGGAGTCCCCCCAGTTCTTTAATAGTCAGACGATCCAGCTCAACTTTACGGCCAACTATCCAGTACAGACTCTCGCATGGTTCTTTCGAAACAAACTTTATGAGACGACCACAAACGGTAATTACTACAACTCTAGATACTCATATGGCTACACTACCCAATATATTCAGACAGGTATCACTCTCAACTTCCCATCTGGTCAGTCAAACTATGTCGACGTAATAGACACCGCAAAGATAACCCTGAATAACATTGATATTCTGAGTACTTTCAGAGGATCTCTTTATTATTCGTTTAAACAGCCGATGGAGCATTCATTATCAATTCCATCCAAGAACATCTATACGTACTCTTTCGGGCTCACTCCGAAAGAGTACAATCAGGGGGGTTACTTGAATTTTTCAAAATTGAATTCACAGACGACATATCTCCAAATTACATTCCTTCCACAATATACATCTCAAATTACACAGGGTTACAACTTGTACTTGTACTACTATGGATACACGATGCTTCAGTTTCGGGGCGGATTCGCTTCCCTTCCATTCCTTTGAGGGAATCAAGAATTCCATTCATTATGACCCACTTCAGAAAATTGAGTTGGCCAACAGTGGTCGAGAGCCCTTGGAACTCGATGCGCTCCGTCCTACAGAAAGGATCGAAAAGCTTTTTACTATACCCGTCCAGACTCGACTTGTAGGCTACATGTACAGTAAACATCTTCCCATTAGGGGCCGTATATGTTACATGATTATTCTTAGAATAATTTGTCACGAACCACTCGATCCTCCGAAGGGAGGGGCCACCTCCCCGGTCATCCAAGATCGCATGCAACTTGTGCTTATTCTCGGGCTCATCGAAAAACTTTGTTAAACTCGCAAGAAGAAAGGTTTCCTTCGACATATTCTAAAAATGCCTGAATTCTCTAAGAGACTTCAATTTTGAATCTAAATTGAAGGAGGCCTACGGCCTCGGAGTCGCTCCGCGACTCCTCACTCCCACGGGGCCTTGACTCGCTCGGCCGGCTTTGGAACCGGCGGGGGCACCTGACACTGGTGGAATTTGCAGTAGCCGTTCGACTGAGGGTTCTTCAGGCACCTCTTGTGGCTTTTGAGAATTCCTTTACAAAATGAATCTTCCAGACCGGCCGTGTCCTTAATGAGACGTTCGAGTGGAATATCATAATTTTTGGAGATGACCTCGAGACCCAGGGCCATGCGAAGAGCGACCCGCCTGGTCACCTCATCTTCTATGATTGTCAAAATCTGTTGCTCCATACCTAAGATGAGCACTGAACTTTTAAGGCAAAGCGAGACAGGAAGGCCCTCTTTGCCTCGACCTCCGCTGTGCTCGTTGTCTTGACCATGAACTTCTTGTCAAAAATGCTCTCAGCACTTACCAACGGCTCCAAAAGGTCCTGGACCGGCTTTTTGAACTGATTCGTAAAGTAATACTGATAGTCCAAAGGGACCTTGTGGTCGCGTACCCACCCTGGATCCTCGGCCTTTTCGTACATTTTCCCTGGACCCTTCACTATCACAAAAGGGACCCGGTCACCTTGCTGGGGTTCCGAACCTGGCGCGCGTGCCTTGATCTTGTCACGGACGGCCACATGTGCCATAGGTACCTTGTAATCCGAAGCGAGTTGCTTCGACATCAGAAGCTTCTCCATAGGAATAGCACCACCCATGAGGTCCCGAGCATTGTTCCGGGCCAGGTCGATAGCCGGCCGTGGATCGCTAGACTCCAGGATGAGCTCGAGCAACTTCTTGAGCGTCTCGCGAACGTACGGACAGCTGTCCCGCCGGACCACCTGTAGACCCTTCACGTCAATCTTTTTGAACGAAACCTTTCCGTCCCGGCCCTTTTCATACATTCGGGCCGCGTAGCGCTTCTTGCTGTAGAGGACATACGGAAAGTAGATTTTCTCGAGTTCCAGGTCGTTTGGCGCCTTGAAAAGCTTCGTACATTGCTCGGCGGCCTGCTCCCCGAGCTCCCAGCTATAGTCGATAGCATCCTGGCCTTTTCGACCTTGTACATCAAACTCGACCATCACAGAGTCCGTGTCACCATAACGCACCTTGGACCCAGGAAAGTTTGCCTCGACGTAATTTTTCGTCTCCTCAATCATTTGACGGCCGCGTAGCGTGACTGTCGATGCGATGGCCACAAGGGGAAGCATGCCCTTAGAAGCACCAGTAAATCCATAGATACTATTCATCGATATTTTGTAGGCCAATTGCTGGCCATTGTATACGGCCTCCATCGGCGTGCCTTCTGCCGCGGCCATCAGCTTCTTGGCCTTTTTGCGAAATGCCTTGAGGTCAGTGAGGATCGTGGGGAGGAGGGAAACCACAGGTTTCCCTTCCGACGCCTGGGCGAACCGAAAATCCCCGAATGTCTCGTACTCCACTCCGGGCAAGTTGTCATACTTGGGATCCATGACCATCGTCGAATAGCAAAGGTTATGGGCGCACATGATGCTCGGATACAGAGACGCGAAATCGAGCGCCGTGATTGGTGAATAATACGCGCCAGTCTGCGCCTCGAGTACCGTCGCACCTTGATAGCCGTCATCGGCCACCGGGATTTTTGGAACTCTAATCGTCGGTATAATGAAATTAAGCTCTCGGGCCTTGTAGGCCATCTGACTGAACACCTTGATTTGCTGACCCCGCTCACTCAGAAAGGACAAAGGGACCCAACACGCCTTGGCCATCTCAATCTGGTTCTGAATCTGGCACAACTTTACCATCAATTTATGAGGTAAGACCGTATCCTGTATGCAGTACTCGGCGACCTCCCCGAGGCGCTTGGGGTCGCCTTCCAGGTAGCGACTGAAAATCTCCTTGACTGGCATGTCGTTTTTCTGATCTTTGAGAAAGTGCTTCGAGACGTTATTCAGAGAATAAGACTCGAGCTTGTGTTCGCGCTTGACATCCTGGAAAAGATCAAATACGTATCGGCCCTTCATCGGCACCATCTTGAGCTCGTTATTGCCGAGAGCACTCGAACTCAGGTTCTTTTCGACTAGCTCAATAACAGATCCTCTTATGCGCCCCCAGACCGGGCTCAGACCGCAGTGAACCGTCGCACGCGTCAACAGGTACTCGAGGTCGAAACCGAATATGTTCCAACCCGTGATGATATCAGGGTCGGTCTTGATCAAGTACTTCTCGAACGCCTTCAAGAGTTCCTTTTCGGTCTCAAAACTCTCACAATCGGCCGCATCAGTCTGCTTGAGGCAGAGACACTTGCGCTCGAGGGGCTCTTGGCTACCAAAAGCCCCGGTCGTCATACCTATCTGGAAGACAACATCGGCCGGTCTCTTGGCATCCGGAAAGCCCCCGGTACTTGAATAGCACTCAATATCGAACGACATAATCTTGAGAGGCGAGAAATCGTCGCGGTCCACCGGAGTTATGAAACGCCAATTCGGAGCCCAGAGGTTCACCTCGCATGTCGACTCTGTGTCGGGTTCGCAGATGCCCGGATCAATCCAGCCCGTCGACTTGATGCCCGAGCAATGCATGAAACGTAGGACCGGGTCTATGTTTCCTTCATAGACGCGACACCCACGAAGTTCCTCGTGCTTCATGTTGTCCACGCAGTATACACAGCTCCGGAGGGCCCTCTGACTCTTGAACTCGACCTTTAGAAATGGAGAAAGTTTGCCGTTTTGGAAACCCCAAAGATCCTTGCCATCTTTGCGTTCACACGATGCGAGACCTCGCCAGAACTGCGTCTTGATGAAAGAGCAGAGTGTGTCAATCTGACAGCCCGGTGGCGGCTTGATGTAAAAATAAGGTTTGAAGGTCGTCCCGAGTGAGACTGACTTTCCGTTTTCAGAGCGACCAAAAATACGGATAGTAAATTGGTCGTCCTGGTCTTGGCCATCCCAAGCGATTGCCTGGAATTGCATTTAGTTATTTAATGTTCGAAAGTTTTAAGCTACGCCACGTTGAGTGTTCGCCGGAAGGTGCTCGACAACCTCGGCCACCTCGAACTTCTCGAGGATGAGCTGGGCAATTCGGTAGCCCGGGCGGATCACAAAAGGCTGAATGGTGTCCAGATTATGAAGAACCACCTTGATTTCACCGGTATAGTCCGGATCGATGACGCCGGCCAGGGTATCCAGACCATGCTTTACGGCGAGTCCAGAGCGAGGCGCAATACGTCCATATGTTCCGGCTGGAAGTTCGATTGAGATTCCCGTTGAAACAACCACACGGCGGCCAGGGAGGACAACGTAAGAGTCGACAGAGAATAAGTCATAGCCAGCCGCACCGAGGGATGCACGGACAGGCAGAATTGCATTAGAAGTAAGCTTGGATACATTTAGTTGAGCCATATATTATTTTTATGTTTCAATTCTTTATTAAGTATATCTGGTTAGAGAATTAAACCTCTGAAACTAACAATGGCCAAGAGTTTACTTTTGGACATTGATGGGGTCATTGTGCGAGATCCTTTACTTCTTCAGCACGTAAAAAACAATTGTGTCGAATATGTCCGGGCAAAGTTACCAGAGTGTAAGGATCCAATCAGGACCAACGAGCACCTGTATCTCGCTCACGGCCATACCGCGCGTGGTCTTCAAATGACATTTAACACCGATACGAGCGACTTTCATGAGAAGGTCTATGACAAGAGGCTCATGGATCACCTGACCGAGGTGATCTATGGGACAGACTTTCAGAGGGAGGCTGAGATTATTCATGATTTTACCAGAAAAGGCTGGGATGTCAGCCTTTTCACGAATGCGCCGGAACAATGGGCGACTCCGATAGCCCTGGCCATAGGTGACACTATAGGCATCAAGTGTGCCGGACCCGATGCCAGTACGAGTCATTTTAAAACTGATTCTTCATTTTATAAAGGATTTCCAGGAAATCCGCATTTTTTTGTAGACGATAGTCTGAAGAATCTTGGGGCCGCGCGATTTCTGCCAAACTGGCGCGCCATACACTTCACGGAAGGTCCAAAGGAACGCCGGTCTTGGTGTCCCCAGATCGGTTCAATCCAGGAGCTTGCGTTATTTCTCAGATTTACTCGTTAGCCCATATCTTTCTCGATCCTGTACATTATGTATTCTAGGTCAAGGAAAAGCATCTCTATATTCTTAGTCAAAATTCGCTGGTATGAAAAGTCCGGGTCGAGCTCCTTCGCAAGACCTTCGAGCAAAGAGTATGTCCGGAGTATAACAAGGGTCGTCGAATCGAGTTCGACCGGGACCTTTGAGGCCTTTTCACGAATCTCTGGGGAGTCTATCGTAAAGGAACGAACATCCAGAGTCTTCAGGTAATCGAAATACTGGCGAACAAAAATAGCCGTCACTTCCCGATCACGGACAGTCATTCCCATGAGGACCATGTTGTCGATGACCGCCTCGACGTTGCTCGTCTGGACCCCGTATACAAATTCGCGTATCGCCAACTTGTATTGGGGCGTAATCTTAATTACGTTTCCAAAATCATAGATGACGAGGGCCTTCCCAGATAGTCCCATGTTCCCTGTGTGTAGGTCTCCATGGACGACGCCCTCATACAGAAGTTGTTCGAGAAACATGTTGACCAGTCGCTCGGCTTGAAATGGCGCAGAGATGGGCTTGGATGGCGTGTAATCCATGACAATTACATCCTCGTTCGAGAGTTTTGAGTATGGCCGAGGGATCGTGATATCATCTCGGTCCCGGTAGACATCCCTAAAAACTGAAATGTTTCTAATTTCATTCTTAAAATCAAGCTCGGCCAAGAGTCCCGCTTCGAACTCCTTGATCCATGGATTCATGAATTCCATTCCAAAATTAGGTATGCTGGTCAAAATACCGGTACCGATACGAATAAGTTCCAAGTCTTCTTTAATCTGGGCCTCGATACCAGGTCTCTTAAATTTCAGAACAATATCCCGACCTTTGAGTTTTCCACGATGGACTTGGGCGATTGAGGCGGAGGCGAGAGGGTTCGGGTCTACATCAGTTATACCCGATGGAATTTTGTTTATAAATTCAGAAAAGTCTACCGCAGAGACTTGGTCCCTGAGAGGAGCAAGGTCCCTGGAGAATTGTTTTCCAAAAATATCCGGTCTATTGCTTATAAACTGACCAACCTTGACATAAGTCGGGCCGGCTCCGTCAAGCGCCTTGCGAAGCCATTTACCTCGCTCAGCTGGTGGGACCATCTTAAGTCCGACGGCAATCTCAAATGGCCGGACTAAACGTGGTGACCACATTCACCCTAATATAGATTTCTTTTTATTTACTCCTCGTCATCCGCGTCCAGGTAATCCTTCGCCTTCTTGAATAACTCATCGACAAAGGCGCGTTCCTCGTTCGCCTTCTTCTTGAGGGCCTCATGGATCTCCTTGAAGGAATCCATACGCTTGGACTCGGCCGCGCGGCGAACCCGAGCCAGGCGCTTGGGAAGGAAAGTCTTCTGGGTATCGGTAGGGGTCGCACAGGCTCGCACTGACAACATTTGATATGGACCAAGAATTTTATCCAACTCTTAGAGAGACCCGACCTTTAAAAATAAATGGAAGAAACCGAAATGGCATTTTTTATTGTCGGGTCCTATGAGTTTGTCGGGCTTAGTGTGTTTGCTATCGACCCGACGCCCCGAAAGAAGAGGCGCCTAAACTCTCTCGGAGAAGACGTCTACCTCTTCTCCGATGGGTCGGTCAAACGGGACGAGGATAGCATCGTGGCCGCACAGCGCATCTGGCGCGAGAGGGCCTACCTGCCCGGTACGGGAGTCATGTATTTGAAGGGACTCGAGCGATTTAACGACGCCTTAGATCATCGTCCGGATCGTATTTTCCTTTATACCAGCTAAGAGGTGCCTTCTTTTTTGTAATTAAAGTGTAACGATATGTTCTGGCCACTGCCCACTGAGGTGCGGTCGCCCCAGGCCGGCTCCCACCCGTCTTCCAGGCCTTCAGGCCCCTGTTATATACCGTATTCAGTGTCGACCGCGAGATTCCAGTCCGTCTCGCGATCGCCTCTTTGTTAAACTTGAGACCCGGGTAAACCTTGTGAAACTGCTGGGTCCACCGAGACTTCTTTTTGGTCCCTCCGCGATTCGAACGTGACAGGGCCAGCTTGGAATAAGGAACCTTTCGGCGCTTCAGCAACTCCTTTTCGCGCAGAAACTTGAGGGAACGGCTGAGACCAGAAAAGTACCGCTCGGGCCAGGCGCGGCGGAGGACGATATGTCTTGGGTGTCTCTTCATTATATTATGTTAACATAAATATATGGATATCGACTACAGGGTCCGCGCTGATCCCAAATGGATGAAATGGATTCCGCTCGTCTCACTCGCGGTAAGCTCCACGAGTCTCATTTTCGCCGTGGCGATCTTGTATCCTTGGCATCTTGAGCTCTCCGCGCAGTTCGCAGAAGTGTTAAAGAGGACGCAAGTTTTGTAAGTAATGTGCGGAATCTACGCTTGTACCGGGGGGACGCGTCCTCCCAAGGATATTCTCAAGCACCGAGGACCTGACCAGTATTATGATACAAATACTGGAATGACGTTTTGGCGCCTAGCCATCAATGGAGGCGAGGATGGTATGCAGCCTCTTAACTATAAGGATAAGATCATTGTGGCCAATGCCGAAATCTATAACTATCTGGAGCTTGGTGGGTTCGAAGGGCGCTCGGACTGCGAGGTGATTCTGCCGACGATTGAGAAGTATGGGCTACCACGCGCTTGCGAGATGTTCCGAGGTGACTTTGCGTTCGTCTATACGGATGGTGTCAACTGGTGGGCCGCGCGCGATTGTGTGGGCATCCGGCCCCTCTTCTATTGCCGGCACACCAAGGGTATCGCCTTCGCGTCCGAGGCCAAGGCACTTGCGCATCTACAGAAGCGGGTTGAGATCTTCCCTCCCGGACACATTTATGACTCGGCACTAGATAAGTTTGTCTGTTGGTCTCCAAACTACTGGCCGAGTCCACGGGAGGATGATGACATCACATTTGTCAAGAGCAATATTCGCGACCTATTGACCGAGGCGGTCGAAATGCGGGTCCATGCCGGTCGGGCCGTCGGCTTCTTTCTGAGCGGAGGCCTAGATTCGTCCATTGTGGCCGCTCTAGGAAAGGAGATACTGGGTGGGCAAATCAAGACCTTTTCGGTCGGTCTCGAAGGCGCGCCGGACCTTTTGGCGGCCCGAAAAATGGCGCAATTTCTCGGTTCTGACCATACTGAGGTTATTTTCACCATCGAGGAGGGTCTCAAGGTTCTCAGGGAAGTCATCTGGCATCTGGAGACGTACGATACAACGACCGTTCGGGCCTCTATTCCCATGTACTTGTTGAGTAAGCACATCAAGGAGAATACCGACGTCCGAGTTGTATTGAGCGGTGAAGGTTCCGATGAGCTTTTCGGCGGGTACTTGTACTTTCACTCGGCCCCAGATCTTGAGAAGTTCCGCATCGAGACGAACCGGCTCGTCCAGGATGTCCATCTGTTCGATGTGCTCCGGGCCGATCGCACGACATCCGCACACGGCCTCGAGTTGCGAGTTCCGTTTTTCGACCGGGACGTGATAGACTATGTGATGGACGGGTTCAGCACAGAGCTCAAGCGGCCCCGTGAAGGGTACGAGAAGTATATTCTGCGCGAGGCCTTCGCGGACATTCTACCTCACGAAATTGCTTGGCGCCAGAAGAATGGCATGAGCGACGCGGTCGGCTATGAGTGGGCCGAGGCGCTCCGTAAACACGGCGAGGACAAGTATCAGAAGATCTTCCGGGCTCATTTTGGAGAGAGCCTGGACCATCTTGTGCCTTACAAGTGGATGCCCCGGTGGGTCGAGGCGACTGACCCGAGCGGCGCCTTATTGTCTGTATTCAACGAATAGAATAGTAGCAACTATAGAAGTCAAAAAAACATTTCTAAAAAAATTAGTATTTCTTAATTCAACGACCACAGGTACAAAGACCTGGCTTTCAATGTCCTGGACCATGCGAAGATTCTCGTGACGAGATCTACACATGGGGCAATCGAGTTTCATTTTCATACACTTAATAAGGCACTCGATGTGCATGACCTTGCCACAACATCCAAGGGTCGCGAGAGTTCCATTGAGAGATTCTATGCAGATAGGACACTCCTCCTCCATTACTAAATACTGATATTTTGATTTTAAGCCTTCTTCTTGGCCGCGCGGCGATTCCTATTTGCCTTTACATTGTCGCTTGATTCAACCTCGAGCGTGATTGTCTTTCCTGTAAGAGTCTTGACGAAGATTTGCATTTCTTAATTAGTGCGTAGTTTTTTATCCAGTTTCAAGACACTCTGATCTCTCGCGAAATGATGAGGTAATACATAACGATCATCTATCTGACTTATACCTGCAATTCTCTGCATCATATTTATATTTTCTGCACACCCGAACCCGTGTTTTTTTCCAAAAATTATAATTTGTTCTGTATTTGCGTCCTTTCCAGGTGTTTCCAACAATTTAAACGGGCTAAAACAATCTGTACAATGTCCTGTGTTTTCAGCTACAAGGTGCACCGCGTCAGTCAGACGCTTACTCTCTTCACGAGACATTCGTCTGTGAACTACATAGTGAACTCCTTCATAGTTTTCTATAAAATCTGGAATTGAATCTATAAAGTGTTTTGTTGAGTTCACGTGTTTTTTATTATAACGAACATCGGCCACTTTGAGTTTACCATCATAATCTCTAAAAACCTGACCAACGTGCCCGTACAATGACCATGTGTACAGCATTGAAGATATGTGATACATGAAAAGTTCTGCCCAATCGGCCGATTCTCCCGCAGCGCCACCTCTACATACTATTATAACATCTCCTTCGCGTATTTTGTCAATAGTAGTTGTTTCAAATTTTTTATTCATAGCCATATTACGTAACAGAATAGATGTTGTATATTCTATTAAAATAATTATAAAAGTCATTTCCCACCCTACAAATAATATCTGGCTTATTAAAAATGTCCAAAAAATTAAGTGCATAGAAATACCATTAAGTTTTATAGACTCGGCTGTGATTGGTTCTGGTATTTTTTCAAGAGGAAGACATTCTATCATTAAACATTATCTATATTTTTTTAAGCCTTTACAATTTTGAAGCGCTTGGCCTCGCGGCGATTGCGATTTGCTTGGTCCTTGTTCTTGACGTATGCACGGAGTACTGCAAGGTTTTCTTTATTAACCTGGTTAACTGCAATCTTTAGAAACTCCTTGCGTTCTTTCGCCGTCTTCATGTGATTTATCAATATCTTACCCTGTGTGAGTTTGTTCTGGACCACGGGGCTCGGGCTTCTGTGCCGGGCTATGTAACTGCGAACCGTATTGCGGTTATTTTTATTAAGTTCTTTCCAATATGCGTTGAAACCTGTTTCTATATTCTTACGCCGAGTCGTCCGAGGGCTATTTATGGGGATAGGCATTGGGAGGTTTGGACTCGGGCTCTTGGGTTTGAAATGATTTGTGGGGAGCCACTTGCCAGTATCACGGAAATGCCTAAGAATTTTTCGCTGATAGACGGGCAGTCTTTTCCATACAGATGAATATATCCTCTCTCGGCCAGTCTGAGTTTTCTCTTGTGCCATTGCTTGTTTTGCGTAATAAAACTCTCCTTGGTTATTTACCGGACTATACTTGGGACTCTTCGGCGAGGAGAATTTTGCATTGAGTTGGTCTATGAATTTATTATATGCTTCTGGATCTACCCTATATCCGGCGTTTCTCAGATTCGTCACTTGGCGATGACCTTCGAGCATAGATTTCGCCGACTCTAGGAGTGAGTTAAAGTATGCTTTATTGAGGACAGGACGACGCGCACGGGCCCGTTTGAGTGCGGCCTGCTGAGCCGGTTTGAATACTTTGATATAGTTATTAAAGTTTTTCCTATTATAGTTGGAAGGTGCTAAAGAGGGAGTCTTTGTCTTTTTGTACTTGAGTTTGCATGTGGGCTTTATTCCATCCGTGTAGCTATTATTACTGAACATGATGTAGTTATAAGACATGTAGTTGACCTGCCCGCCCGCGAAAAAATCATATGCGAGAGCCACCTCAGTACTCACCACTCTACTGAGATCCCTCCAAACCCACCAATTACATGGGAATGGCTTGCGCTGGTTCGAGTCGAATAGATACCCTTTTCCATCACATATAAATCCGGAAATCGCATGGAAGTGATGCAGGCTCTTATTCTTTGCAGTGGAGTTACCTATGGTTATTGAACAGCACATAAGGGAGTACGTCTTTGGCCTGAATTTTGGTACCCCGTCCATGGCACCCCGGACCCCATTCTTACACACAACGAAGTGGGGCCTCTGCTTTTTCTTGTCCTCCGGAAGTTTTCCATTCATATCAGCTACTAAATAATCAGTGATACCAAGGTGCTTAAGGACCTTTGGAAGCTCTTCGGCCGTAAACGCTCCCTGGCCACCCGCATGGGTTTTAGCCAAGGTTCCAGCGAGGCTCGCGCCCCCCAAAATGTTGGCCGATCTTCCAGCCTTGAGTGAGATTGAACGCGGCCCGGACCGAAAGCACAAATATTGGTCCAAGAATTTATAAAAATAAATCCGCTTTGCCTTGATCAAGTCTTTTACACAAGGAGCCGGAATACCATCATCAAATTGGGCCTTTTCGGCCTCCGTAAGAGACTTGTAAAACTTTTCGAGGTGATCGAAGAGAATCTTCTGGCCGTTTTCAGACATGAGCAAACCATTGATGATTGAAAAAAACCAACATGTCCCTCTTGTTTGGAGGGCTCCATCGCCGCACGTCATCCTAGTAGTACCGGAGAAAAAATTCGTGTCCCGTGCGTGTCAGTACCGAGAGTCTACTTGGTTTCGTCAACAAACAAAAATCATGTTGTGTGCGTGTCAGTACCGAGCGCCGTCATGTGTTCGCCAGCCATCAAGAACAATGGAGGTCGCCCAAGCTCTCATCGATGTTCACAAGCAGAACACGAATCCTCCTAATCTCCACGACCTCTTCTGGATGCAGAAGCCGGCCGTGAATACGGCAGGTCTGCTCCTTATGGCCGAGTGGCGCGATGCCAAGACGATCGAGATGTTCTTGAAGAATGGCGCGGATGTGAATGGGATGGATAGTGAGGGGTTTTCGGTTCTTGATATGTTCCTGATGGGTCATGACGGCTACTCAAGCTGGCATCCAGATGCGTTCGAAGTACTTACTAGGTACAAAGTGCGGCCGGTCACGCGCCAGTGGATAGCCGACGAGTGCGTTGATGCTCCCCAGTTTGTGAAAGACTTTCTAGCGACCTGTGTGTTTATTGTGTAAAAATTCGTGTTGCGTCTCTGCCAGTGTCCCTTGTCTCTCAATTTTAGATTAAAAATGGTAAATACATTCGTCACCTCAAGCAACCTCATGGAGTGCGCCAAGTCTCTGGACTATCGCAGACTCGGAAAACAGCGCGTCGAGGCCTACCAGATATGGCGGGCCCTCCGCGGAATAACCAAGGGCTGGCGGAACCACCCGGCCTCCAAGGCGTGGGACGGATATACATGCGCCTTGGCCCAGTATACGAATGTTATGATAGATGAGTGGATCTCAAGAGGATACAAAAACACCATGCAGAAATTGCCGCATTGTAGAAATCCGCGGTTTCCTCCATGGTGGGGATGGGAACCCCTCATAAAATCGCATCAGGCTTCGCTGAACCGAAAAGACCCTTCGTTCTATTCGTTCGAGGTCGGGCCGTACCAAGAGTATGGATACATTTGGCCCTCAAAAGTTCCAAAAGAATATCAGTGGGTCAAAGAACCTGTGCTTAAGGAAATAGCTGATTATGTAGTTTAATGGAACTTTCTAGCACTTTCAAATGTCCTTGTCGTCCTGAATTTACATATAAAAATGCTCATGCACTCGCGATTCACAAGAAATCCAAGATGCACCTAGCATGGGAGACGGCCCAGGATGTTAAGGATGTTCGCGTCAAGTCTAAAAAATATGAGAACGAGGTCGAGCGTCTCAAGAATAGGCTCGTTCACCGAGAGAATATAGAGGCCGAGCTCCTTGCTCGAATTCGAACGCTTGAGGAATCCGTTGAATATTGGAAAAAGCAGTGTGAGGGAATTTATGTCAACTAAAGGTTTCGCACGTTGTATTTTAGAATGAAATGGAACACATGATTGCCCTCGAGGCGATCTGGACGTCTCTTTCAAAACTTGAAAAAACACAAATATGTAAACGATTTCAAGTTTTGAAAGGTGCGCCCAAAGGTCATAAAAAATGGACGACAGAAGAGTCCCTTCGTATGGGGGAACTTTGGGCTTCGGGTCTGTCCGCCAAGGTAATAGCGCAGAGTATGGGACGGACAGAACTTGCGATCAAGTGTCATCTCTGGCAAATTGGTCAACCCAGACAGCCAGAGGTTGTTACTATCAAAAACATACAAGTTGGTGAAGAGGTCCTTAGAGGTCCGGATATATTTTTACCTAAAAAATTCATTCGAGGAAAAATCACGAAGATTATTCCAGAATGTGAAACTGTCAAGGTTCTATGGGAGGGGCTTGAGCGTGAAATTACCGCACGAATAGGATTCGATAATAAGTTTGACTTAATCAAGATTCCCTAAAAATTCGTGTTCTGTCAGAGCCAGTGTCCCCTCGCGTCTCGTAAAGCCAACGACCAAATGGAGGATTGCCCCGTGTGCCACCAAGCGCTCGAGTGGTGGCCGACATCTACGACCACATGCAATCACAAATTCCATCAAGAGTGCCTTACCAAGTGGTGCAAGGTGAAATCATCGTGTCCCATGTGTCGGCACTCGCCTATCGCCGTCAAGACGACTACGTGTTCACGCACCATGTGCCAGAACCCGGCCTTAACAAATCGCGGGATGTGCATGGACCACATTCTCCAAAGGCACTTCATCCCATGCGCGTCTAGTGCCTAGAGTGTAAAAATTTATGTTATGTTCCTAAGAGTGTCCCCCTAGAGCATGAGTCTTCCAGACTCGAACACGATGACCCGCGAGGTTATAATAATGGTAGGCTACCCGGGTTCGGGAAAGTCTACACAGGCGCGCTTATTTGACGCGACCATCATTTCTGGGGACGACTTAAAAACGGCCCCAAAAATGATCAAGGCGGCCGAGGCGGCGGACCCTCACAAGTCTATAGTATTTGATGCGACGAATGCGACCCGAGCCAGAAGAGCAGAGTATGTGGCTTTTGCTCACCGCCACGGCCTGCCCGTGAAGTGCGTCCACGTGGCGACTCCGCTTGAGGTGGCCCTTGAGCGCAACAAGGGGCGCGAAAAGCCCGTGCCTAATATTGCCCTTTACCTGTACCGAAAGAAGTTTGAAGAGCCGACTGCTGATGAGGGAATGGAAATACTCATTTTTTAGAGAAACAATACAATATGCATCGTCCCGTCTCATTAACTAGTCCGAACCCTAGAGCGAAACCAGCCCCGGCCACTATACATGCGGTAAAAAGTGTCATATTCTTTTAAAGAGTTGCGTCTTTAAAAGAGTAAGAAAATGTATCCCAAGATATGGTCCGAGTTGCCCTACGACCTCCTCGAGTGTGTGGCGTCATTTGCTGACATAGACACGAGGAGGGCGATGGGTTTCAAACCCAGGAAACTCCCAAAGTCGGATTTGAAGATTAAACCACTTATTTGGAAAGAATCAGCGCCTGGATATATGACTTGTATATACAAAGCTCGCGTTGGAAAGATCATATACAGAAATGAAGTAGGGTATGTAAACTGGGACACGGGCACGGTGATCCCGACTTAAACCCACGGAGCGCTAAAGAGTAAGAACAAATGGAACCAGTTATTATTTTTATTTGTGTTTTTGCTGCTGTCGGTATATCTACAGTAATAGCTGCTTCTGTCCGTGATCTGTTGCTAATAAGAAAGAATGCCCTTCACAGAAGGTCTATGTCAGAGATAGTTAAACCCACGGATCCCTAAAAGAGTAAATGAAACTTCTTAAAGCTTTTCTTTCCGGATATACGGTCGGTACAATATTCCGCGTATTTTATAGTTAGAAACGCGGAACTAGCATCTAGAAATTCGTGTCATGTCCAAGTCAGGTCCAAGGAAAGCATGAGCCTTTCAGACTCGAACAAAATGGCTTCCTTCTTCAACATCGTCCACAAGACCGACAAGAGCTATGCGCCGTTTCACGCATCCACGCGTGAGTATGCGACTCGGTTGTTCGATGGAATTCTCGCGAATAAGCCTGAACTTGTCGGACACCTAGAGATTGTGGAGATCGCCCCCGAAGAACCCAAGACTTCCAAGACCGCGCCCGACCGCCCTTGGTATTGCTGTGTTGTGTAAAAAAATATATAGTTATATTACATGCCGTCTAGTCCCGCGAAGCGCATCGCCGTCTTGAAAGAAAATATCAAACGGTATAACAACAAGTATACACCTCCTCCAGGGTGGCCCGCGGGAGGTTTATGGTACACGCCAAACATTACTCGGGTAAACCAGTACAGGAACTGGAAGAGGGAGCTAAAGAACCTTTCCGCTCGGACTATTCAGAAGTATCACCGCGCCGGTGTGGCCCGCCGCCGTGCAGCAACTGCAAAAACCCTTAATAGTGTCCGAACTTCTAATGGGAGACCTCTCGAGCCAAATGCAATTCGTTTAATAATGAGTATGTTAAAATCACCGAGCCTCCAAACTTCAAGGAGGAGCTGATCCAAAATGTGCTAGAGAATCCTGTGATTGACCCACGCGGAGAATCCGATGGTCACATCTAGAGCCAGAACCTTCCACGCGTCATGTGACCCGTTATAGGCCATATAGGCAAAAGTTCCCCATAGTGCCGAATGGACCGGGCGTAGGTCATTCCACCAGACCTTTTCGCCGCCCGCCTCGGCTGGGTTCTGTCTGAGACCATTCGCCCATATATACATGAAACCAATCGAGATACCGAGGGCCATAATAGACAGGGGTCGGAGTAATTTCGGGTACTTGTAGGCTAGATAGACTAGAGCTACCCGAGTTCCCATGCACCCGATAAGGAACAACAAAGTTCGGTTCATTTATAATAGTACAAATCATTTTTTGTAGGCTGCGCAACTTGCCCGCACCTTTAATTTTCTTCATAAGGCAATTGAGTTTACTGAATTTTCTGGGAAGTTTGAAGACTTTCTTGTTGGACTTGCGAACGCACTGCTTGTTCTTGGGACCAGACTTGCGGCAATTCTTCATTTAAGGTTTACCGACATTATAATTACTTCAAGGAGAAACTAATTCGAAAATGCGATGCCGGCCATTCCGGCAGTGATGCGTAAAATATTATAGTTGACAGCAAACAGCTTAAGATTACACGGAGTGTACATTGCGCTCTTAAGGATGGTATTAATCTGACTGTTATCAATACGCGAGAAATTACAGGTTCCCGAAGGCTGGTTCAGTTCAGGCTTTAACGCAAAAGAGTAGGAATATATTCCGGGGTATGGGCTTCCGGAATGATACCGCCACGGCTGATACTGGTTGAAATATTTCCCGGACTGCGGGAAAAACCGGCTCTGCCCGTTGAGGTCAATATTCAGAGAAGAAAGAGGACCCGCGGTCGTGGTGCTCGTTTCGCCACCCTCCTCGATCCACGTCTTGGCGGCATATGAAATGGGTGTGTAAATTTTCAGGTAATTTGTTATAGCCGGCGAAGAACCGGTTATGGCCGGAGCACCAATAACTAGGCGCTGCGAAATAGCGACCGATTGGCCGAAGTTAATAGATCCCGTAGAATCTGAATATCCGTATGTATTGGATGCATATGCCGGAAACACGCCAGTACTGGTCGACTGGTAAACACGGGCGTACCCGCCCGAGGGGGATCCGATGGCCAGACTCGTACCGGCCGGATTCAGTGATACGCTCGTTCCGAAAGTATCACTTGCCGAACTGGTCGTTATTGTGGACGCAAGAGTCCACGTCGATGTCGATGCACTATAGGTAAACACCTTGACATATCCAGATGCCGTAGATGTCCCCGGAGCGCCAACCGCTAGAATATTACCGGCCGCATTGAGCGACACTGAAGTTCCGAACTGACTATTTGTAGTTCCGAACATACTAGCCGTTGTATCTGCGACCCATGCACCGGCAACAAGGCGGTAAATTTTGGCATATCCGATGGAATAGTATGTAAACACAGCACCTGTAGACCCGGACCCGGCATTGATGGTAAGCGCCGTACCCCCCTTTGTACCGTCTGCACCGATAGCAAAAAGACTGGAAGTCGTCGAACTCAGACCTGTAATATAATAACTAGTACCGACCAAAGATGAAAGTGACACCCCTCCAATAGTCATAGTTCCCGTAATGGTACCACTCGTAGTAATGGTAACAATATATGTCGCACCCACTGGTGGGCCTGCGGTGGGGGTGGAAGCATATGTAAACACGCCGGCCGTACCCGAAACAGTACTTAGCACTGTAGTACTGGTACCCTGTGGCGCACCGACAGCCAGAATGGTACCCGTAGAATCTAGCGCGACGGACGTTCCAAAATAATCATTAGCTAGACCATTAATAGGACTAGTACCATACGCCGAAAATGCCTGTGTGGCATTATTTATATTATGTGTACGAGCCTCTCCAGTATTTGTCGCTTTCCCCGGGGAACCGACCGCGACGCTGCCCCCGCTTGTTATGGCCACAGACGTTCCGTACTTTGAGGTGGTGGTAGGACCCAGATCCGATGCCCAGAACGACCAAATATTGTTTATATACTTGAAAGTATATACAGTGCCATTTGTCGCCCCCAGTGGAGCTCCGACAATTGCCCATGTACCATCTGGACTAATCGCGACCGAATTTCCGTAATTACTACTGGCAGTTACACCTCCACTAGGGACCAGTGAACTCGCCGTCCATGCTCCACTGGAATACGTGTACACTGCGGCACTTCCGGCCCCAGAGCTTGCGTTCCGCGCCCCCTCTACGACCGCAGTGCCGTCCGAGGTGATTGATACGGAATACCCAAACTGTGCTTGCGCTGTGCCACTAGTAGAGTAGCCCGCATCATAAGTGCCTTGTGCGACCGGGCTAACCACGTTGATGATAGGGGAACCATACCAGTGCGGTGCGATGTTAGATGTCTGTGCGATGCTGTTATAGACATTTGCGGTATCGACGCAGAAGTTCCACATCTTAGTTCCGGTCCGGGTAGGATTCTGGTAGCACCATAAGAGCTCCTTTACTGGGTGCTGGAAAGTCATGCGGAAAGAAGGATTCAGTATACCAGAGCCGACCACGTCACCACCATTGTGCTGAAGCTGCTCGATCAGGTACTCATGCTCCTTGGTTGCGAACATCTTGCGCTCCTTGGTGTCAAGGAACGTGTAGTTTCCCCACAGGGTGAAATAGTTTGGTGAAAAATAGCTCAGGTAGTTATCGTCGAGCTCGAAAATTATACGAACCTCGTGGTACTGGAGGGCGATGAGCGGAAGAGAAAGTCCTGGATCCTTGTTGAAAAAGAATAGTAGTGGGAGACTTACCGTATTTACGGCCGACGAGTCGGCAACATTGTTTCCGAGCGAAGTCAGCTTGCCATAAGACAGCTTCTTAGACCCTCCCTGAAAAACTTCGGACCACAAACGAAACCATAGCTGATAATGTTTGTCGATGCGCTGACCACCGATGGTCAACTCGATAGACTTGAATGCTCGCTCGGCGAGCCACACGGGATCGGCCGACAAAATAGGCGCGAGTTCGACCCACATGTCACTGATGAGATCTCCATCCCGACCAACAACGACCTGGACGAGATTTCCATTTCCGATAGATCCCTGGAGAGTTAGTTTGATTGCCTCCATGGCAAAAGATGTATGCCGGGCATAGACACCTTTGAAGAAAGTCACCTTGGGGTCCCCGGTGAGATACACGTCCTGAGCGCCGTACGCAACGAGCTGCATGAGCCCGCCTGCCATTTTATATTTATATACTATTTTTTTCTAGCGAAAAAACAGCCGCGCGGCAATGGCCTTGTTAAAAAACCTCAGTAAGTAAGTATATGAGTACAATTAGTGCACCAACTAATTCGCTACTAAACTTGTTAGGTTTTGTAGATGGACAGCCCATTTCGGGATCGACGGCGGCTGCTCAAAATCGATACGTGTTCCCTTTTGATGATTATGTAAATATTTGGATTGAAAATATTGGTCCATCGTCACAAGAACCTCAACAGATTACATATAAAATACCAATTAAACCAGGGACAACATACTGGACAAATAATAATGTGAACGACCAGATCGTAATTAATCAAAACAGCGAATTTCCATTTTCTCGAATGAATATTTCCGTTCGGGACAGATTTGGGAACCCGCTAAATAACAATGGTCGCGACTGGTCGTTTACTATCAAAGTTCCAGATTTAATACATCTAGATACATCGTTGAACGCAACAAAAATAGACGGAAACCCTTTCCAATTATCAATTTCACTGCCAGTGTTCTATCATAATGTTAATAGGGTCGAACTTGTATCGGCCGAAATACCGGCCGGGTTTTATAATATCCGTTCACCTTTTAATACTTTTGTAGTCAATGCTCAAACTTATACAATTCCATCCGGCAACTATACGATCAGTTCATTGTTAATCACGATGAATTCTTTAATCAGTTCAACTTTATTAGCTTTCAACATTCTAAATAATAGAATAACTTTATTAAGTCAGCCACCAATTTTGAATCAATTGTCTGTAGCTCCGGTCGGGGCGTTTAGTCTTCGTGCCGTGAACGGAACTACGGCCAAGGCTGTGAATGTTGTGCCGGGAGGAAGTTTTCCACCTAGTTTGATGACACAGACTGGAACCGATTCATCAACTCAGACCCTAGGTTCTGGTGGATTATTTGCCGGAAGTTATACGGCTTCGTGTAGTAGGGTTGACTATACCAACGGTGCTTCTGGAGCGTTTGCCGGTGTTTACAACTATGGTGTCAATAAAAATTTATGGCAAGTGAATAGTTACCCTTCTCCAAATGGAGGAAGCGTTTTAACTCCTACGACTGCAGTTTATAATGGAGACTGGCTACAACTTAAAACGCCTTTTCCTATTAATTTAACCGGTTATTCTGTAAAATACGGATGTACAGCATCACTAGTTTTGTTGGCATCAACAGATGAGAGTAGCTGGACTCTCGTGGATTCAAATTCAAGTTTGTCTGGTAGTGGAACCATAACAAAAACTGGTTTGTATTTCGCAGGATATTCTTATTTTAGATTTGTCATATTAACTTCAACACTTCCTTATCCTTTCTTATACGAAATAAATTTTAATGGAACCGTTCCGAGCCTCGCCCAAGACTTTTACGCGGACCGATTCGGGAATCTTTTGACGGCCCCAGTGACCGGAACGCCCCTATCGTCATGGCTCGGAGGCGCTACGGGCTACGTGGCAACTTGGTACAACCAACTCAATCCTAGCAATAATGTGAGTCAGCCGACTGCTTTGTATCAGCCGACTATCAGTGGTGGCGCTATTACATTCACAGGAACTCAATGGTTTTCAAACACGGCAACGACTGGTGGGCTATTAGCAAATGGTCAACAGAAATATAGTTATGCGGCCTGTTTCAATTCTGCAAACGAAGGTATAAGTACTGTATGTGACACAAACGCACCCTCGTTGATAGGCAGTGCAGCCGGGCGTATGATACTTATAAGTAGTTACGTTGGTTTCAATGGAGAATCTAATGATCAACATGTGATGACGCCATTTACAATTGGAGTTCAAAAGTCGGTTGTTATGATGATAGACAATACTCAGGTAAATAATATCACCACGGTATCGGCGGGTGTTAAAGTGAATAAGGCCACGGTCAATCCCGCCGGACTCAATCTAAACAACTACTGGTTTGGGATAGGCAAAAAGATGTCCACTGCTTCTGAATACTTTATAGGAACTATGAAAAGTGTGATGGTTTTCAACACGGCCTTGTCAGATCTGGATGCGACCATACTTGATACGTGGCAAGGAACTCTTTAAAAATATCTGGCCTTATAATAATAATGCTGTCCAGGTGGCAAGTTCACGTGGATACATCTTCGACTACACTTATAGAGTCAGTCACTCCTCAGGTATCCAAAACAAATGGAAACCCATTTCAATGTACGTATCTATTTGGTAATCGGCACCGAACAATGAAAACAATTTCCATTCAGAACGCACAGATTCCGATCGGCTTCTACAATATCAGGGCGCCATTTAATACGATCGCTATTGGTACTACTTCTTCAGCCACTACAACCTACACGATACCCCCAGGGAACTATACAACTCTGGCCACTCTTAATGCCGCCATAGTTACACCCGGATCCGTCGCCCTGAGTACATTGGGTTCATTTTCGTCATCATCTACTACGGGAATAGTCACATTTACTGCGAACGGTGCAAACAAGTCATTAGGACCTGTTAGTCCCAATTCACTTTTATCCTTCTTAGGATATACTCACACGGCCATAACATCTGCCTCCACTTCCACGGTAGTCGGAACAAACCCATATACGCTTAACTGGGACACATATATCAATATGTGGATTCCAAATGTAGGTCAATCGTCACTGGAACCGGCCCAAATTACGTTTAAAATTCCTCTGGGTACTCAGACAAACGGTGTGGCCTACTGGTCAGAGGGTTCACAAAATATACAAAAAATATGTATAACCGACAAGAGTGTTCGGGTCGATCGACTGAATATTACTTTTTTAGATAGGTTCGGTAATATTCTTAATAATAATGGTCTTGACTGGTCAATGTCATTTGACATTGAGAGTGAAAACTAAAACATGGTTTAAAAACCAGTGAACTTTTATACGTAATGGAATTGAGTCTACATACGGCCGCCCGCACAGACTTTTTCGCCAAGAGGGAAGAGAGAGAATGGGCCCTCAAGGAGGCTATTTCCCAGCTTGAAAGTTTCAAGAAGAGAACGCCCGAGTCTCTTTACCCTAGAGAAATCTATGACACCGTAACGAATCCAAATATTATGTATGCGTCAGAATACATTCGTCTCCTCGAGGCGGCCGTTCGGGCCAAAAAGTCTCTGGAAATGATGGATGTCATCCTCGAGGGACTTATGCGTGAGAGGATCAAGATGCTTGAAGAACTATTAGAGAAATAATATTGTTTAACATTATGAGTTCTAATCGACTTTATGTAAATTTCAAAAAGTTCGAGCGCCGGTTGCGTAATTGGGAAACGAACGCGGAAGGCTTTGGAAACGGCCCGGCACCGCGTCTTTCGGCAGCGAACTACGCACGTCTAGGCCGAATTAATCAAAATATAAACAATTTCAAAAGGCGCGTCACGAATTCAGTCGCGGCCAACAAGGCCCGGGGCATAAAGAGCGCCGTGACAAATATCATGAACCTTGAAAAACGGCGCTTTAATTATAGTGCCCAAGGCCCAAGTCCGCAGGCGCGTCAGACCCTCATGATGGAAATTGCCCGTCTGGAGAAGCAAATTGGTAACAAAATCAAGATGATTAATAAGGCCAAGGCAAATGCCAAGGTCGCTGAGACGGCGCGGCTCAAGCGGCTAGAAAAGCAAGCGTTTCAGCACTGGCACGCGCGGGCTTACCGCCCAGGGAGCAAGGGCAGCCCGGGAGGTCTATCATATCGTCGGGTCCAGAACGCCTTCAAGCGGCGAGCTGGTACGCGCAAAAATAAGTCGACTTCTATGAGCCCCCCGAGGCGGCCACGTACCCGCAACCAGGGAACTTCGACGAGTCCGAAGCGACGCGTCTAGAGACCCCGAAGGCGTCTAATGTAAGCATTGTGCTGCTTCATATTTGCGGACTTTTTTGCGACCGAAGCGCCGAGGCGCGTGGGTTTTATGGCGACTAAAATCGTTCCGTTCGGATTCACGACAGTTCGGAACTTATTTTTAGGCAGATGCTTCTGGCGAGCGAAAAAGCCGCGCAGGGCCGCCAGAATCTTCTTGGCCGCCTTATTATTCGTCTGCGTATTGTTATTAAAACGCGGCTGGCGATGGATTGGAGACCGCCTGGGCGCCCGGCCCGGTGGGGTCATCGTGTTACTTGACCGCAACATAGCCATTATCGGTACCTGGTTCCTCGGGCGAATCGCATTCTGTCGGGTGAGCGTATATGAAATACGGGGGCTGTTGTTGGGCATTTACTTTATACAAACAAAATAAAGCGCACACACGTTGAATATAAAATGAATCGTGTTGAACAGCTCAAGTCTATCCAGAACGAGGCTCTTGAACTATTCACCCGCAAAAACGCAGACTATGGGGATGCTTTCGCCAAGTATGGAATTGTTGGCGTTCTGATGAGAATTGAGGACAAGATTCAGCGGGCCCTATCGATCACCAAGAACGGAGTGATTCTGGTCAACGATGAAAAGCTCAAGGATACGTTGTTAGATTTACACAACTATGCGGCCATGGCGCTTATGGTTAATGAAGACCCGATGGACGACCTATTCAAGGCGCTCGCGGAGAATGGACATGCGAAGTGCGATGATGTAACGCTCGAATGTGTTATTGCGAACACGGCACAGGATTGTCCGACTCTAAACATCCTGATGAAATATCAAGAGTACGCCAAGAGTACAATTGGTGACCTTAAGCGGCGCTTCTTGATGAAGGATTGCTCCATCTAAGGAAATACGACCTATAATTAAATAATGAAAGTCAAGCTCATCAGTTATTCTCAGATACCGAAAGGCGACGGAGAAGTGTCACTCCAGGACCTTGTCGCGTATTGTGCGAGGGTCTCAAATCCGGCAAACCAGAATAATATCGAGAAAAATGAAAAACTTATTAAATATCTCATAAACAACAATCACTGGTCTCCGCTCGAGATGGTCAGCGTGTGCCTGGAGATTGAGACGACTCGGGACATTGCTCGCCAGATTCTGCGGCACAGGTCGTTTTCGTTCCAGGAGTTTTCACAGCGCTACGCGGTCGTGGATCTAAATTTTGAAAATCGGGAGGCTCGTCTCCAAGATTCAAAGAATAGGCAGAACAGTCTTGAGACTGACGATGATGATATACATTTTAGTTGGGAAATGAAGCAAGTCGAGGTCAGGAATACGGTTACGCGCGTTTATAATTGGGCCATAGAGAACGGGATCGCCAAGGAGCAAGCCCGGGCAGTACTTCCCGAGGGTATGACTCCTTCGCGCATGTATATGAATGGGACACTGAGGTCATGGATTCATTATATCCAACTGCGTTCCGCAAATGGGACGCAGAAGGAACATCGTGAGGTCGCGCTTGAATGTGCGAAAGTTATTGGGACTATTTTTTGCTTAGATTGAGAACCATAAGATCGTTCGAAACGTTCTTGAACCCATACCGCCTGTACCACTCCCTTACGCCGTCATGGGTAGGTTCTAAAAATATATAATGAAGTCCCCTGTTTCTAGCATCACTAATGACCCGCCGAAGGAGTTGAGACCCGTAGCCGCGACCGGGTCTGGCTCCTATCAGAAAAAGATAGGTCGAACCTCCCAGGTTGGGGATATTCTTGCCCATGACGGCGAACCCGGCCAGACGCCCCTCCGAATTATGAAGCGCGTAGTTGTTGCCACGGCGCTTATTTTTAATCATATTCCAGAACCACCCGGCACCAATGCTATTTCGGACTATGTTGTAAATTTTAGTGCGCTTTCCCTTGAGGACCGACTTCCGAGGACCAGAGGTGATGGTCGCGCTCATTTCTAATTGTTTAGAAAAAAATCTTACGAGAATTGAAACCGAGACCATTGAAATTGGTCGTGGCCGCGAGCGTGTAGGCGCCCATATTCTCCCAGACGATCCAGTCACCCTCTTGTGTATCACTGGGGAGGTAATATTCTTTATAAATTACATCGCCCCCATCACAGGTCGAACCGAAGATGGTCATTGGGACCGTGTTTCCGGTCCGTCCCATGACCTCCCGGACCTCGGGCTTGGCATGATCAAACAGGATACAATTGAACGCACCATATAGACTTTCGCTGATTGTGATACATGAGCCTTTTGTACCGATGACGGGCGTATAAAGAGTCATAACTTGTTCGACAAAGTATCGCCCGGGCTCTGCTATAATTGTCATTCCTTGTGGGGCACTGATGTTATTAGGCAATCCGTGGGTGTGGCTGAATCCACCACCTATATCAATAATGCGGGGGTCATATCCGTGTTCTTTGGCCATTTCGATAGCGCGCATGGCGGTTTCGACCGCTTCGCCGAAAACTTTCGAACTGGATGCGAACGATCCGACGTGGAAGGAAACCCCAATCACGTCGAGACCGAGTACCCTGGCCGTGAACAGCAGAACGTCCCAATCATGTTCCTCGGCACCATATTTTACACCGAGATTACACCGAGCCGATGGGTCATCGGCTCTGATTCTCAAAAGCAACTCCGGGCGTCGGGTGGCGGTTTCGCCGTCCCACGCCCGCGCAATTTTTTTGAGCTCGCTTACGCTATCAAACGTAGTCCGCACGATTTTCATATCTTTCGCGAACGCAATGTCTTGTACACGTTTGCACGGATTTGCATAAAGAATTCGGTCTGACTCGACCCCGGCGTCCAGGACGAGCTGTATCTCGGCCGGGCTCGCGCAGTCAAAGTTTGACCCGAGACGGGCCAACTCTTCTATGATCCGGGGATCCGGATTGCATTTGACTGCGTAAAATGGCTTAACGCTGGGGAGAGTATCGGTCCACTCATTATACGTCTCCTGGAGTACTGACAAATCTAGGGTATAGAACGACTCATCCATCGAGGGAGAGACTGCGATGTCCCGCCCGAGACCGACCATCAAGTGGTAATCGTTCTAAAGATTTTATTTTTATGTAAGTTATGACGACGTGGACGCAAGTTCAAGACAATCTATGGGCCAAGTGGGAAAAGCAAAGTCCACAGCTCACGTACAGAGAGCTGTGGGCCAAGTACAAACACGAATGGGTCGAGGCCTATAGACCCTTCGTAAAACCTATGAAAAAGGTGTTCTGGCTAATTCCTTTCTAAAAATAGTAAGGGACGCACTCACCGCCGGCGGGCATACTTCCCGGGGGGCACGCGGCCACGAACTGGTTATCGTAACCAGAGGATGAGCGGCGCATGAGCAGATACAAAATCACAAGGGCCAGAAATAACAACAGAACTTTCTTCATTTACTAATACCCGGGAAAAAGAGTCAAGTCCTTCTGGACCGGGAATTCGCGCTTGGATGCCCGCTCGGGATTGGACCCCACGCCGTTCAGGCGCGTTCCGGCGATGATCGGAAGGTACATCGTTCCGAAGCGCGTCGTGGAGTTCATGGGAATTCCGGGTTCCATTGCGCTTTCACCGATAGGTAGGCAGTCGTAGGTCCATCCGGCCCACGTCGACCCCGGCCTGGAATAGTAGCCGGGTGGGCATGAGCCACGGACCTTCGCGCCCCCCTTGCTAAAGAAGACGACAAAGACTAGGACCGCCAATACGAGAATGATAGGCAACGTCTTCATATTATTAATACACAAACACTATTTTCTCGGCACTCTGTACATCTCTCATACGCTTGACTAACTTCTCGGCCTTTGTAAACTCTGGAGTTCCAGAGTCTCCGAAGGCGCCCTCCTTCAATTCTATTTCAAAATTGCCAACATCCTCAGGGGTCAGGACCATCGGAGCATGATTCCAGTGGAGAGAGTCCATGTTGTTATCATAGGCCTCGTTGAATTCCTTCCGGGTCGGGAAGACCCTGTCCTGATATAGGTTATTGATCCAGCTTCGAACATCGGGGTTCGAATCGAACTCGGCCAATTTTTGGCGCCACTTGGGAAGTGAAAAGTTCACAAACTTGCGCTTTGGGGCATATTGCGCTGGGACGCATGCAAACTTGAGCATTTTTGATCTAAAATTCCATGGAACCCAGAAGTCCTGGCACGGGCCGAACACGAAGACTTAAAGGCCCGGGGCGTTCCTATAGTAAATGGCACTCATATTCATCCTGGACCGCTCGGGCTCAATGGAGGCTTCCCGGGACGACACAATCGGGGGGTTCAACTCTTTCGTGAAGGACCAGAAAGATCAGCGTCCATCTGAGACGTTGACCCTCGTTCAATTTGATCATGAAATTACAACAATCTTTGAGAATGTGCCGCTCAAGGATGTCCAACCTCTGACCCGTGAGACTTTCGTTCCCCGTGGATCGACTGCTCTGCTGGATGCCATTGGCAATACTATCAAGAAAACTTCACATCCTTCTCCGACCCTGATTATTCTGACGGATGGTGAGGAGAACGCATCAAGGATGTATACAAAGGCACATATCAAGGATCTCATGGAACAGAAACGGAAGGATGGATGGACTATCATGTACCTTGGTGCGAATCAGGATGCGTTTGCCGAGGCAGGTTCCATCGGAATTGCCGCGGCGAATACATTGAATTTTGATCGGTCGAGAACTCCCGAAGCGTTTCGCTCGCTGAGTCAGGCGGTCAGCTCGCAGGCCTCAAACATTTAGGCTGCCGGAGGCGGAACCGGAGCCGGAAGTGCCGCCGCCTGTGCGGCCTTTGACGCCTGCGCGAGAGCCGCGTTGGCGGCCTTGGCGGCCGCTACTTGGGCCTGGAGACTTGCCGCTACCTGTTCGGCTGTAGGCCTGCTCGCCTTGTAAAGCATGTATCCGCTCGCAATGAGGCCAATTATGGAAAATATAATAACGAAACACGACCAGTAATAATTAAGGTCCTTCGTCTTCCCTGTAGACGAATATGTCTGGATAGTGATTGATGCCTGAGCGACAAGTACCACAGACATGAACAAAAAAACAAACGGAAGGATCATAGTAGACACCCCCATCTTACTTTAAGTAAAATATTTTTTTACCGAGTACCTTTTCGGTCCGTCTGAGAGCCTTGTTAAAATCAGGTTCGGACCATAGCAACCACCGGGACCAGAACCCGGCCGTCTTGGCTCCTGAGCGTCCCCAGTTTTCCCTTGCGCGGTGCCGGGTCAGATACCTTTCCATGCGCATCTTGTCCTTGTGCTTCGTGTAGTCCGAATAGCCCTTACGCCCGAAACGCGTCACGTGTCCGTCGGGGAACACTGCCATGAATTTATGGACTGAGTTTTGCGCTTTGCGCAGGCGGACAGTTCCTGCGGAACTGGATTTCATACAATTACTTGAGAGAAATTCGCACAGAAATATAAATTAGCAAAATCAGTATCGCTACGTTAAAAACAACATACCCTGTTAGAACAGACAGGAGTCCTGTATTCTCCAGGGCCATATTCAACACCTGTTTAGAAAGAGATTCATCAACTTCATCAGATTCCATGGATCGCTTTCTTGCCAGAAGCAAGCAAAAAACTGAGTACGAATTTACGAGCCTGGGGCCGGCTGTATGTGTCCTGGGCCGCTCTGGGATCGGCAAGTCCTGGGCCGTCCGCGACGCGCTTCGGCCCCATATAGAGCTGACCGCGGACATTTTGAAGAGCAAACAGGATACGGTCAACTTCCTCGAGAGGATTCAAGGGACCGATACGCCCGTAATTCTCGATGAGTATGAGTGCGTCCAGGAACTCGTTGGGCTTCGTGAGATCAAGGGGCCACCGACCAATGGACTCTTTGTGGTGGTCTCCCAGATTCCTGTCAAATTTGATTTTGAAATTGCGGTCTATGAGTTTCCGATCCCTACATTTGAGGATATCAAGAAGGTCGCGCCGGGTATCAAGGATGTGGCCATTATCGAATGTAACGGAGATCTGCGTCGGGCCATAAGAAGTCTAACTTTCCGGTCAGACCAAATGGATGACTTTCAGGGTCCCAGGGACTTTATCATATCTCTGGTCTCTCGGACATCCCAAGGGATCAATCCGGCCCGCTTCATTGGGCATCCCTTGTCCGAGCCCGGAAATATTGCTTCAATTATACATGAAAATTACCCAGATACTAGGGGCGCCAGTACAGACTTTATGGCCAACGTAGCCCTGGACATTAGTACCTCTGGAATTTTTGAGGATGCAATTTACAATGGAAATTGGGAACTCATGAATTATTTCAACTTCTTTGGGTGTATCCTTCCATCTGTTGCTATTCGCCATGGTCTTGGCACGAACCTGAGAGCCGGGTCAAGTTGGACCAAACATCAAAATATGTGCATGCGCCTAAAGCGAATCAAGATGATGGCGAACCGGAGGCCCGGTCAAGAGATTCATATGGATACCCTCATGATGCTTAGGGACTACGCCGAGGCCGGAAATGCGGATATTCTACGCGACTACAACTTACAACCGCAAGACATTGATGTCCTGAACCACATGAGTCCTCTCCGAAAGATAAAACCAAAGGTGGTCACAAATCTCAAAAAGATTCTTGCATCTAAAGAAAAATGAAGCTATTACTATATGGAGGATTACCTCAAGTCTCTTCGAAATAAGACTACCGGGAAATATAAACGCGTCATCACGAGTCCTCTTCGTTATGCCGGTGGAAAGAGCGCGGCCGTCGGCCTCGTCCTCGAGAAGATCCCACCCGGCACGAAGACGATCGTGTCGCCATTCTTTGGTGGAGGGAGCGTCGAGCTGGCTCTAGCAAAGAATCTCGGGATGCACGTGATAGGATACGACATCTTTGATCTTCTCGTGGGATACTGGAAAATGCAAATCGAACGTCCGACGGCCCTGTATGATATTCTCAAGACGTTCAGGCCGACCAAGGATGAGTTCACGACGCTGCGTCTGAAGCTCCAAGCTCATTGGAAGGGGACCGGGCCAAAGATTACAGATCCGGATGAACTCACGGCCCTGTATTATTTCAATCACAACATGTCGTACGGCCCTATGTTTTTGGGATGGCCATCGAGTGTTCAATTGACGACTAAAAAGTATGATTCTATTTTGGACAAAGTGAAGAACTTTTCTATTTCTCCCGGGAAGGTGGATGTTTCTATAGGAGAATTTGAGACGGCCTTCAAAAATCACCCGAACGAATTCTTCTTCTGTGATCCACCTTACTATCTAGATGGTGACTCTAAGATGTTCAAGGGTCTATATCCTAACTGCAACTTTCCTATTCATCACAAGGGGTTCGATCACACAAAACTAAGGGACTTGATCAAGGCGCACAAAGGTGGGTTTCTTATTACATACAATGATTGTTCTACTATTCGTGAGTGGTACGCAGAGTTTGAGCAGAGCTTTCCGACCTGGCAGTACACGATGGCCCAAGGCGAGACGCGGATCGGTAAGAATCGCGAGGAGGGAACCGGAGACAACCTCAAGGATTCACACGAGATATTCATTTACTGCGCACCGCGCTTTTAGAAACTTACAAAGTCTCGAAAGATTGAAACGGCACTTGAGCTCGCGGTAGTGCTGGTCCGAGTCATTCCGGACCTCAATTTCCCCCAAAGCGGCCCGAATGCCCTCGAGACGAAAGATGACCTTCTGGTCACCGCGAGAGTTGCTGATGGTCAGACCTTCCACTAGAGCCGCGACCACGTCATCCGCATCGAACTCGAGGAATCGTTCGCCCTCTTGGATGACCAAGTAATCTACCGAGTTTGCGAACATCGCCCGGTACAAAAAACTCTCAAGATTATCGTCATCGTTCAAAAGACCAGCGATGACGCGCATCTTCTTCCGAAGTTCAGCCTTGTAAGTCGCTTTGTCGTCCAGATAATCAGCGCGGTCATCCGGAAAAACATCTATGCACTCACGGAATTCAGGACCAAGTTCGGCCGCCTTCATCCCTCGGTACAGGAATATTTGGGCCCAGGTTGCCCCCTTGACCGACCATGTACAGCCATCGAGTTCGATGTCGGCCTTTCCAGTCCCTCTGATAACATTGCCACCGATAAGGGCGGCGAACTCGCGCTCACGGGCGTGTCCCTCGCGCTTTACGTTAGAGGCGTGTTCTGAGGTCATTCCGCGTTTGGCCATTTTGTTCGTGTCTGAAACACTCGGGCCTGCCTCGGGGCTGACTTGAGGAGAACATGAATTTTCAGTCCTTTCGACTTAGAGGAGACCCTTGTATATTTATAAACAAAATGGCATGCGACCGCCCACATGAAGATGAGTTTGTCCATGTCCAGGGGTCGGATGTGTACTTTCATTGTGAAGTCTGTGAGACGACAGTCCTCGAATTGAATTTAAAACTAAAAAAGCTGGAGCTCGAGCTTCTTCATAAATATCTCGATCTTGGAATTGACCATAGACCCGAGATTCGCATCTTCATACGGAGTGATGGTGGGGACCTTCACGCGGGCCTGAGCGCCATGGATTGCATCAAGAGTCTGCGGAGGCGCCTAAAGGTCCGGACCATTGCGGACGGCGTCTGCGCATCGGCCGCGACCTTCATACTGATGGGCGGGTCCAAGAGATATATGACCGAGAATTCATACATATTGATACACCAACTGAATATGGATGGAACCTGGGGGAAGTTTGAGGACTTCAAGGACCAGATGGAAAATCTGGAGCAATTTATGAATAAATTTCGGGCCATTTATACGGAGGAAACAAATATACCACTGGCCGATCTAGAGAAGCTCCTGAAGAGGGATGTGTACATGGACTCGGTCAAGTGTCTGGAGTGGAATATTGTGGATGATATTTGGGGCTAGACAGGCACTTGGGCCCACTGGCCTCACTCGGCCTGATTTCCCGGCTCTGGAATCACCTCCGGTTCATCCGATGTCGTCTCGACCACGACGGGGGCGCTCTGGGTCCTGGTGGGCATCAGGGGCATAATATCGGGAATCTTAATAGAACCCTTCTGGAACTTTTCGGTAAACTTCTTGTACAGAAAATAACCAATAACAAGGATGGCCACAATGGCAACGATGTTAAAGACATTAAATGGAGACTTGGACGTGATCTCCTGAATTGCGGAACGCCGTGCGTGGTCGACAACGGGGGCGGCCATTACTAAGAATTCGTGTTTTTTCCAAGCCAGGAGGGCGCGACCCTAAAATTTTCCAACCAAAAATGGATTCCTGTCTCGATAGTGCCTGGGCCCAATTCGAGGTTCTTCGCGCGGACCAAATCGGTTCCAAAGAAACTTCAAATGTCGAGTACTTCTGTGAGTGCGGTGGTTCCAAAATCTTCGAAGGACCAGATATTGACCTTCCGACCTGTACGAGCTGTGGCCGGGTCGATGACATCTTCATTTGTGAAGAGGCCGAGTGGCGCTCTGGGGCAGATGCTGGCCCGGACCCTTCACGGGTGGGCGCTCCTGTGAACCTCGATCACTTCTCGGCGGCCTGGGGCCAGACGACTTTCATGACAGTCGCTCGAGGAGCGAGCTACGAGGTCAAGCGCTCGGCCCGTATCAACATGCATGCGTCTATGAATCATAGAGACCGGGCACTTTTTCATGCATATGCCGAAATGGATAGAATAGGCAAGGATATCCTGAAATTACAGGATAATGTAATGTATGATGCAAAGATCAAGTACAAGGCGTTTAATGAGGCCGTCCTGACTCGTGGAGCGGTCCGCAACGGCATCAAGGCAAATTGTATATTCCAGGCTTGCCGGGAGCACAACGTCGCTCGGACGACCCAGGAGATCGCGTCCGCTTTTAAGATTCCACAGCGTGATCTCGCTCGGACTTTTGAGATGTATCAAGAACAGGTTCCAGAGACGGAGGTTCACGTGACGACTCCGGCGGACCTCATTCCGCGATTCTTCAATGAGGTCCGGGGTGTACCCGAGTGTGATCGAGGGCGAGTCAGATGTAAGATTATCAACAAGTGCAAGGAGTTGGAGGAGAAGGTCGAGCTCATGGGTCGAACACCCAAGGCGATCGCGTGTGCCGTGCTGGCCCTGGTCCTCAAGGGCATCCCGGGCGCATCTGATCGGCAAGCACTATGCGCAATTTGCGACGTCTCTCTTCCGACATTAGGGAAGATCGAGACAATCATCAAGGGCTTCTAAACTTGAAAGTTTTCCCAGTTAGAGAAAGTACGCGTTTAATAGTTAAATGTCTGGGGTTATTCTATTCGTCTCGACCCCCTGTTATGGTGGGATTTGTCTCCAGGCCTATGCCGAGTCCATGCTTCGTCTACAGCGCACATGCGCCCAGAACGGCATCCAGATGATGCTCGATACGACCGAGAACGAGTCTCTCATTCCGCGCGCCCGAAACCTAGCCATCGCTCGCTTTTATCAAAAGACCCAAGCGACCCATTTCCTTTTCATAGATGCGGATATTCACTTTGACCCTGAGTCGGTCGTGCGCCTTATCAAGTCTGGCCATGATGTGTCATGCGCCTCATATCCCAAAAAGTGCGTCATGTGGGATTCGGTCGAGCAGCACCTCAAAGCGGGAGGCCAGGGCAAGGATCTCGCACGGGTCGCCGCGTCCCTCGTAATGAACTTCAAGTATCAGCAGACTCAAATCAAGGATGGGTTCGCCGAGGTTCTGGATGGCCCGACGGGCTTTCTTCTGATCAAGCGCGATGTCATCGGAAAGATGAATGACCATTACCCAGAGCTCAAGTGCGTAAACGATCACCAGAACAAGGATCTAGATGAGTACTACGCTCTGCTAGATTGTATGATTGACCCCGAGTCCAAGCGATACCTCTCCGAGGACTATGCCTTCTGTCGCCGGTGGCAGCAGATGGGTGGTCAGATTTTCGCGGACGTGATGACGGTCCTGGGTCACGTCGGAAATATTCGGTTTCAGGGGTCGCTCGAGGAGCGACTTCGAACAGAGCTTAAGGCTTAGCCCCTCTTAAATCCTAAATGACGGTCCTTCACCTATGTATGGAAACTCGGAACAAGTCTATTAGTGCCACGACGCTTCACACGGCGATGAACCTTCATGGCCTCTGTATGATTCGCGGATTTCATATCGAAATTCACTTCGTAGAGGACAAGTCGTCTCTGGCCAAGCTTATCAAGTCGGGTGAGCGTATTTTCTGGATGGAGTACGGAACAAATTTAAACAATGAGATCCTGACCAAGGTGATTGATCCTTTCGACAAGGGCGTAAGTGTTCTAGTCTTTCCCTCGGTGCGTGAGGGAATTAACTGGGAACAATTCGAGAAGAAGACCATGGCCGGAAGTCTCGAAAATGCCGGGCAGCGCGGGCTCACATTTGACACCGATGTTGGTAAGAAACTGGCCGATGGTCTCTACGAATGCGCCAGGACCTCTGCGCGAGTCTGGGCCATGGATGCCAAGCCGGTTGACAAAAAGCTCCGGGGCGGAAAGACAAACATCACGCTTCCGGTCGACACGAATGAAAAGATGTTCGAGGCGCTCTCGAATATTGGAATCAAAATTGGGGTCGCATCCGAGGCAGTTGTCGTGTGCCACTTTGTCCATGAGTGCTTTGGAAATATTCTCGAGGCCGCAGGGGTCAAGTTGGAGCCCTGAGAGCTTAGAGGAGACGCGCGTATAATTTTAAAATGAAAACTTTCATCCAGAAGTGCTGGGGAACACCCGACTCTTCCAGGTTTCCTGGGCCCCAGCCAGTCTCTATCGAGAGACGCCATTTCCCTCTCCTCACGCAGAAACCTTACTTTGTGTGTGAAAAGACGGACGGAGTGAGGCATCTCCTGACAAGTACGGAAGATGGTGTCTCGCTTGTGAACCGGGCATTCAATGTCTCTAAAGTCCAGGGGGTCCGGATACCCAAGGATACTCTACTAGACGGAGAGCTCGTCCGGACGCGCACCGGAAAGACCCTATTTCTCATCTTCGATGCTGTGTGTGTCAAGGGGGAGAATCTGATGGAACAACCACTAAATGTGCGGCTTGAAAAAGCGCGTGGAATTGTCAAAGGGATTATCAAGACTGCATCGGCTTCATTCGAGGTCCGGGTCAAGACGATGTTCCCACTTTGCGACTTGGGACAAATGCCCCCGCTCGACTCTTTTGAGTATGAGACGGATGGTCTGATCTTTACGCCCATCAATGAACCCATCCTTACAGGAACGCATGAGACCCTGTTTAAATGGAAACCGCACGACCGGATCACCATTGATTTTGAACTAAAATTGGGAACAGATCTGTATGTACAGGACAGGGGCATTCCTTACAAGGAAGGTTTGCTGCACCTACGGAATCAGCGGAAGGATTTGCCGGACGGGACAATTGTCGAGTGCGGCTATGGAAAACTAGGATGGTTCGTGGAAAAGGTCCGGACCGACAAGACGTACGCTAACAACCGACGGACCTATTTCAATACTTGTACTAATTTGAGGGAGCGAATTCTTCAGAGTGAATTCGTCGGTCTGTAGAACGCCATATAGAATTCACCTTTCATAGTTTCAATATTAGGAATTTCATTTACACTCGCATCATCCTTGACATACCATTTATCGTATCGCCGCACCAGCAATGCGTAGTGACCCCCATTTCTGTGTCCTTGATGCAGAATACAGGCAAACAACTTGAGACCTTTGAAATCCATGGGAAGCTCTACCGGGAACTTATGAGATTCATACATAGAAAATGAAAAACTCGTAAACTTTGGCCAGCGCGATACCTTGCGGTCTACAGATGCCTTTGCGTGAGTCCGCCCCTGAGTGTCTATGTAGCCCTCGAGTGCCACTGGCTCTTGGCGTTCGTCGATGAGATCCTGCAGAGGGCAAGGTTCCGAGACATCCAGGACCATCGTCGTGAACTGGGCTCGAACCTCTGAAGATCCAGTTTCCCATAATGTCGTCTGAACCTCCTCGCCGTTAAAAAGGTCCTGAATAAATTCTTTACCGAGAGAGGTTTCGAAGACGTCTATGAGAAGTAGGATCGCCTCTTGGGCGTCATGTTGCTGATAGCCGGTAAACTGCGGAAACCGGGTCCTAAAGGCACCAAGTAGGTCGCTTGGACTCACCGGATCCGTCTTGCCCTTGATGAAGAGCTGCCTGACGACCTTTTGATACTCTTTGGTGATGTCACATGGGCCCTCGTAAGGGATGTTAAAGAAGTGTGCGGTCAGCGGGGGGACATGAGCTAAACATTGGACGGCCGTATTGAACCAGCACGTCGCGCCGAGATTCCATAGGCCTCTCATCTTGTATTACACGCGCCGCTGTTCTCTAAGTTTCCAGTACATTGGGAAAAATTTGGAATTCCCAAAGAGCGACCTGTGGTCTGGCCACACTCTCCCCATATATGTACATGTATATATGACAGGGGTATGATACATAATCCTTTACTAAAATTTTTTTTAACCTTACTCCTTTTTGGGAATTCCAATAATTTTCCCAACCCCCACGGCCTCCATGACTTCCTGAGTGACCTGAATCCTGGGACGATCATTGGCCTTACACCATTCGAAATACTCGGCGATGAACTGCTTGGAACTTACTGGTTCTGAATGGTTCCAAGACTTGATAAAGTCTTCCATCTTCTATGATAAGCTCGCCATCTTTTTAAACAAAATTTAGGAGCATATTCTTGAGCTGTGTCTTGCCTGGCCACGTGCTGAGGAACTCGTTGAGGACTTCCCGCATACCAAACATGAAGTCGGGCTTCTCGTCTGGGAAAGAGCCATCCCATTCCTCGTCAAGATTCACAAAATTCTCTCCATATAGCCAGGTATCATACATACCAAATCCATCATAATCTCTCGGGAAGTGCTTTCGCATCACGTGATTTACAAAGAGCTTGATGAACTCGTCTAGACGGACGATGCGTACTGGGGAGTCCTTAGTCTCCTTGACCCAGACTTCATTCTTCGACAGATTTGGCCTGACGAAGCAGACGTTTGCCTTTTCCTTCATAACCTGCTTGAAGAACCAAGGAGCCACGAGCCTGTCTGGAAGTTCGGGATTTGGTGGGAGCGGGTCAGACCACTCGACTGAGTCCAGACACCTCAATGGAGTTGCGCGGGGAATGAGGTCCTCGCCTGGAGTTGATCTGACGAACTTCCAGTCGGACGGGCGATCACATGGGTTCTTTCGGGAAAGGTGCCGCCTGAGGTCAGTGGTCCAGTAGGGGTTGGTACTGAAATCCTTGTTGCACTTGGGGCAGACCCGGGCCATCTTTGCTATGGCCTGGGAAAAAATTTGGGATTCCCAACCCGCGTGGCCTGGGAAAATATTTTCCACCCAGGGTCTACCTGAACTTAGAGACTCCCCGCGTTTGTCCTACAAGTAAAAATGGAGTTCCATGCCTGCAACCCGATTGCCTTTCCTCTCTACGACAAGTGGGAGCCGATCCTTGTGAGCAACGTTGAGAAGCCCCAGGCCGAGATTGAGTTCCGGCTTGGCCGCCCCGGACCCAAGGGGTTTGATACAAATGTCGGAAAGGCTTCGTTCGAAAAGGTCCTCAAGGCTTTGTGTAAGTATAACGAGTGGGAGACAACTAAGCACTCGAAATCGACCATATATTACTTTCCAGAGAACAAGCGGGTCACGGTGGATGATGAGACGGATGAGCAGGTCGCATGTATCAAAAAGCGAGTCACGGTCGATGATTTCCAGCTCGAGGGATTCCCGCTCGATATCCGTCTCGGTATCAGCACCGAGCAACCATTCGAGTATGATGGAGAGGAGGAGAGTACCGAACAAAAGACCAGGGAGCGTTGGTCTTTTGTTCGAAAGAACCTTTCGATAGATCTTTCGATAGTCAAGGGAAATCCGGACGACAAGGACTGCGATGATGACACCGTCTATCAGGTCGAGCTCGAAATTGTGGAACCCAAGAAGGTCCATACGAGCATAGAGATTTTCAATATCATATACAAGATTTTTGATATTATGAAGCACGTTTAAAAATCTCAAGTTATGTCAAATGCATACTCTTGAGAGAATTGCGTTATGGTCGATTCTCATTCTGATCATTTTTTTCCTGTTTTTCAAGAATTCTTCAGGATTTACGGCCGATCAAAATAATTTCATGTCCATGAATGAGTTCAAATGGCTTCCTCAGCCGATCAAGGATTCATATGCGTCAAATGTGACTAAAATCATCGACGCACTCAAACCAAAGCTTCAAACATATATGAACTCTCTTCCGGCTGGTAATCAGCAGCAGATGTTGAACAAACTTAATTCTCAAGTTGACGCATACGTAGCACAGATTAAAAGTATGACCAATGATCAAATAAAGAGCTTGGCGGAAATGGCCGCGTCACCTTCAACCGGAGTCATCCAGAATGACATGATCCCTGTGCGTATGGCCGCGTCACCTTCCAGTCTAGTTGGGATTAACATGTCATCTCCAGGAAATCCTTATTCCGGAATCAGTCAGGTGGCACCAGTGATAAATCGTGATATAGGATTCATCCAGAATTCTAATAACAATCAGGGCGCGCAATCAACGGATGACGCCAAGTATGCGTCCGCTGCCGCTGCGCTTGGTATTAGCATTGCCAAGTACAAGGCAATGATGAACTATAAATAAATTACACTGATTTCACAACGTGCCGCGCCCACGTATTCTTAAACTTTGAGCTCACTCCACTACGGACCACTGCGTTCCATGAGTGAGCCGATTTCACGTTGAGACCCGCTGCAATCATCGCATTGCCGAGGTTCTCCACGTTTTCACTTCTAGGAATAACATACGCAATTTTGTTATTAAATTTAAGAGCCTTTGCGGCCTTTGCCGCGTTCCGGGCAGCCCGGGCCGCTGCGATAGCCCCCGGACTCTTCTTGGGAGATGGCGTTCGCTTTGGAACAACAGGGGACTTGCGATTGGCCGGATTATAGGCCGGTATATGTGTAACAATACCAGTGACCATGTTCTCGACATTATGTGCGGCCCGAGCGTATCCAGCCGGGACGGCCGTGTTTAGCCACGTCGCGATCGCCTCCTTGAGTGCCTTCTGGGTCGGCTTAGGCTTTTTGAAGGCCAGGTTCGTCAAGACCTTTTTGTATGCATTTACCTTATTGGCCGGAAGCCAATTTGGTGGTGTAATGCGAGCCATATACCGAGTCCGAGCCGGCTCGGAGATACGTAAAGCCTTTGCCTCTTTGACAAATCTGGCATAGGCGCGATTCACGTTCGCCTTGAGGGGCTTCCCTCTTACACCCTTCGGCAACTTGTTGTACTCTTTCATAAAGAGCATTTGGTTTTCATTGCGTTTTAGATTACCCAGATTCTGGTTGAGACGCAACTCGTACTCGAGCTCTCGGGCAAATGAATTATTATTAGGAGAGTTCGGAGAGACTGCCTTCTTGGCCTTGGGTGGTGATGGCGAGGGCGCCTTCCGGCTCGCCATAAAGGCCCTAAGGGTATTGAACTTGTTGGCGTTCGAGGTGGCGTTATATTCTGCATGAAAATTGATCGGCAGGAGTTTCTTGGCAATTGCGTTCCTTTCGTCGAGAGGAATTGTGGCCCATGCGCGCTGGGTCCGCGTCTTACCAGACGTCTTCTCGACGCGCCCGTTATTCAGTAACTTGTATTGGACTCCATTCACTTGTACATTAAATTTCTTATTAGCGCCCTTAATACCAGCCTTGCTCTGAATGGCCATTCGGATCTCTTCGGGCTTCCATTTTTTTTCGACCGTCGCTATATTCAGATTCCGGGCAATCTCGATAAGCTCCTTCTTGGTTAGACGGGTCGCCTGGCGGTCGTTAATGCGCAGGACTCCATTGAGTCCCATTGTAATGCGGTGCTCCTTCTTCGATTCGGTCGTGACATTGTTTCCGATGTTGAAGAGGTCCCGGACTGCCCTTGGGATATTCTGCCCGGCCGCCGTATATGTCTTAATAACGGTCTTGCGACCGGCCGCCAGGTGCGTAGGCACCGCGTAAAAGTACGGCTGCTTACCAGGTCCCGGGCGAACGTAGTATCCGGCCCTTACAGCATTCCAGCTATTCGCGCGACGATTTGCAACTCCCTTGTATTTCTTGTTCGAGGGAGGTGACGGTTCCCCGCGGTTGAGCAGGTAGGCCGGCTTCGGACTTGTGTACTTGGGTATCGGAACACCGGCCTTGGCAAAGACCTCGAGGGTATGAGCCGGGATCGGCTGCTTGACCTTGGCGAATGCCTTGGCGACCGCGAGAGCATCCTTCTTCTGAAATTTTAGGGGCGTAAATAAAGTCTGGGGCGGTCCGGCATTGTTTCCGACACCATGCTTGCGAATAGTGACATGGGCCCACGGATAAAAACGCGGCTTTCCGTCTTGGCCCGGGCGAATGTACGACCCGAACGGGGGCTTTTCGAGAGTGTTGGACCAGTTCATTCCGGCGAGCGTGTATCGACCGGCCTCCAGTCTCTTCTTTAGATTAGTATTCACGGACGGGAGAGTCGTCAATCGTTTATAAAAAACTTCCTTGAACCCTGGGTCCGCAGCAAACTCCTTGAAGATCTGGCGCGGCTTATCAAGGTCCTTGGGGTTCTTGAGACCTCCAAAAATTATCGTACCATTCTTAAAAATCTGAAAGGTGATTCCATGAATCTTGAAGATGACCGCCTTGTTGATCTCTGGCTCGTAAGGAGAAACCTTTCCGTACCTCTTAAGAAAATCAGCAACTTCATACAAAGAGATCATGTGATTGATATTGAACCGCCCTTCGAACTTTACAAACTCGGGGGCCGCCCGGAGAAGGCCTTTATCGGCCAGTCCGTTCCTGACGACGGCCAGGATGGCCGGTTCGTAGTTCCCTGAGCCCTTGACCTCGATCAAGTCTTTTGTGATGACTATCGTTTGACCCTGGCGTTTTGCCGCGATCCTGGTGATATCAGACTGGTCACCGATCCAGCCACGACCTGGGACCCATCGAATGGCCACGACCTTCTTGGTGCCTATGTATCCTATAATTTCACTGAATCCCTTGGGTTCAGCATCAAAGATCTTGGAGATGTTCGTGGGTCGATGAAATCGAATAATCTGTGTCGTCATCTTCGTGGGTGTGAACTTGACACCCGGAACAGATGCGTTTGAAAATACAAACGTCCGGCGGAAAGCTCTCTGGAGCTTGCGGGCGGCCGCACTACGTTCTTTGTTCATCTTGTATTTGTGAATATTTTAATAGACGGGCACTCCCTTCGGGAGTGGGCTCAGTCACTCGTGACCATGTCGCATCCAAATATGAATGGCTGTGTTGCAAAGGTAGTACCATTGTAGATGTGCGACTCGACACGGACCTCGAGTTCCTTCGCGCTGAATGGTCCGGCGTAAAAGTCCTGGTTGAACCGGAAGGTGCCCAAGTTGTTCTCCTTGCAGTGCTGGTTGAACTGCGCGATGAAGAGCTTTTGGGGAATGAAAAGACCCGGACCAAACTTGAACTTCTCGGAGCAGAGGAAGTGCTGGAGCGAGTTTGTCACTGTTGACCTGGCTCTGGACCGTCTTGAAGTATTTTGGCAGTACATTCCAGATATCCTTTCCGCTGTACTTGTGCGCATACTCAAGATAGGCCCGCAGACACTTACAGAGAATAGCCGGAATCTCAGCCTCTAGCTTTGTGTCGAGGTGCGGGTCCGCATCCATCACTTGGCGTCCAAAGTTCCAGGTCGCCAGACGACGCAGGACCGACCCTGAGTTATCCTTCCAGTTCGGCACCTCATTTCCGCCCAAAATTCCGGGCGTCTTCCACTGGAAGCTCAGGGCCGTCTCATTTTTACGCGCGACCGAGACATCCTCACCGGACACTAGGGACTGAAATTCGGCCTGCTCAAGTTGAAGGTCTCCCTTGATCTCTGGGCTAATGAACATGAAACCCTTGTAAATACTCTGGAGACCAAATTTCTTCTCGATATTATTCGAAAGTGTCGCTACGTCCTCGCACTCGTAAAACTTGCGGGCCACCTTTGTAATGAGCGTCGACTTGCCTGAGCGCGCGATACCCTTCAGAAATGGAATAACCTGCCAGCCGTCCAATTCGTTCACCTCGAAACACAGACGACCCATGAAGACATAGGTCCACCGGCAAACATCCTCCTCGAACTTCTGATAGTCCAGAACCTTCTGCATACTCGGTGTCGGTATATCGTACCAGTCATCCATGTTCGTGTATGGGTCGAACGGCAAATCAAAGTACTTGCACGATACGAGCGTCGGATCGAGCTCGCGGAATTCAGGTGAATTGTAGGGATAATACTTAATCTTGTATCGCTGCTCGGTCTCATCCCAGTCCTTGCCGACCAACAGACCATTCTGGAAAGACCATACGTGCCGATCCTTCTTAATTTCCAAGAACTGGAAATCCTTGCAGTTGGACAAGTGCTTCACGATGTCACTTACACAATTGCCGCGGCTCGTGAGATTCTTCCACATCTCGGGCTCATCCTCCTTCTGGGTCGAATCGTACACAAAGTCCTTGATCTCCTTAACCGGACGCCATGCGCGCGTATTGCGAATCTGGACACAGCATTGGTCTCGGTACCGGCGATAGCCCGCGCTGCTCGCCTCGGACAAGAGAAAGAGTAGAAGCTTTTGGTAAGGCGTATTCTTCTCATCATCCTTGAGGCTGGTGTCCGAATTGTCGATTGCGAGCATAGGACTATTGATGCGATTCATTCGCAAATCCCAGATGCGAAACTGCTCGAACATCTCCTTGCGATCCCGGATGAGGCGACGGATCCTAAATTCGAGCGTAAATTCGTCGCCATTGATATCCTTACTGGCACTCTTACTGATCCCCAGAGTATCGATCCGGGTCAGTAGGGTCCGACAGCTGTTAAGAAAACGCTCCTTTCGGATCTTGATATGTTCGATCTCATAATTCATGGGATACTTGTCGGCGTCCCGCTCCTGTGTAGGTGGAAAGAGGACATAGGCCCATGATTTGTCGGCCGCCAGGGCATTTCCGCGAATGTTGAACCCTGCATCGTGTTCAGCATTCGTGATACAATTTTCGAGTTCCTCCAAAGTCCATGAGTTGATTTCGGCCGTCTGATTTGCATTTCTGATTTCCTCGGAATGTTCGGGTGTGACGTCTTTGTTGATTGTGTGGACTTTAGGATTGCTCATTTGTAGAATAACGCTATACTTTTTTAAGGCTCTCTAGTCCATCTCCGGTGCAGGAACGGAGGGAACCTTGGCCGACTTCAACTCGGTCAGAATCTTGACCATAATTTTGTTGTGCATCTCGAGCTGACGGGCTACCCCATCGACCGAGTCCTTAAGCCCAGCCAAGAGGGTCGCGACAGTCTCACCATCCTCGGTCGCCAGAAGGCCGCCCAGGGCCTCAAACATATCCACGCCATCCTCATCGAACTCGTCCATCTCCTCGTCCTCCTCGTCCTCGTCCTCGACGGGCGGCGGCGGGGGGGGCGTCTTAGGGGGCATACGGCGCTGAGACATTGTATGACTGGCTGAGAAAATCGGGGGGCGTGACTGGCGCAGCGTCGATATCGCTGAACTTTTTCCTCGTACTATATTAAAATGCCTGGTGGCGCTTTGATGCAGTTAGTCGCCTATGGTGCATCGGACGTTTACCTGACCGGAGATCCCAAGGTGACTTTCTTCCAGTCGGCCTATAAGCGCCATACGAACTTTGCTATGGAGACTGTTCAGCAGACGGTGTCCGGTAATGCGGGCCCGGGTGGCCTAGTCTCAGTGACCATGGCTCGCTCAGGCGACCTGATCGGTGATATGTTTGTTGTTCTCCAGCCCAACTCCTCGTCGTACGGCCAGCTGACGTCAAACAATGTCGTGAATGATATGGCATGGGTCGCCGAGCGCGCCTTCAGCTCCGTCGAGCTCTTTATCGGAGGCCAGTCGATCGACAAGCACTATCAGCTATGGTTCCGCCTGTACTCTGAAGTCTTCCTCAACGAGACCAAGAAGATGAACTATGGCAAACTGGCCTCGATCGCGACTCCTAATAATGCAGGCACCTCTATTGCCTACGCGTATCTGCCTCTGATCTTCTTCTTCAACCGCAATCCGGGTCTGTATCTGCCCCTCATTGCTCTGCAGTACCATGAGGTCCGTATCGACTTCACCCTGAGCTCGCAGTACGCCAACTATTTTGGCACAAACCCCTTCGCTGTCTGGGCCAACTATGTGTACCTGGATACTATCGAGCGTGACAAGTTCGCCAAGACTCCGCATGAGTATCTGATCGAGCAGGTCCAGTATATCAACCCGGACCCGGTCGGATATGCCAATGAAAACACTCCGAGCGTTATCCGGATGCAGTACAACCACCCTGTGAAGGAACTCATCTGGTGCTACCAGAATAACTCTATCGGCACGAACCCGAACGCTCTCTGGAACTTTTCATCCAGTGTTGCAAATGTAAATGTGTCGGTCGATCTTAATAAGATTGCGCAGTCCACTTCTTTCACGCCGCCGAACTGGACCGGAGCTCCGGTGCTTTTCACGCCACCTCTTCTTTCTTCTAACCTGTATGTAACAGCCTCGAGTAATGTCACTACTGGAAACACTCTCAGTCTCCAGTCGAACGTGCTCACCGGCAATGTTTTCTGGACGGAGGGTGGAATGCCTCAGTATGGCGTCACTGCGAATAACATCTACGGTCAGGAGGTCGGGCCGATGCATCAGGCCAAGATTATCCTGAACGGCACGGACCGGTTCGTGCCCCAGTTCGGAAAGTACTTTAACCAGTATCAGCCATACCAGTACCACACTGGGTCTCCTTACCCGGGCATTTATGTTTACTCCTTTGCCATTAAGCCGGAGGAACTCCAGCCCAGTGGAACATGCAACTTCAGCCGTATCGACATTGCCCAGATTGCGGTGAACCTCAAAACAGGTATTCCCTATACTACTCTACAGCAGCAGATGTTTGCGGTTAACTACAACATCCTCCGTATCCAATCTGGTCTCGGTGGTGTCGCCTTCGCAAACTAGAACCCTTCCCCAGGCCATATGTCGCTTCGCGTCTTCGGCCTAGAGGCCGAATTTTTTTCTTGGGGTATATTACAAAGCGAAAATGGCCGGAGGACTTATGCAACTCGTGGCTTACGGTGCTCAGGATGTTTACCTTACTGGTCAGCCCAAGGTGACCTTTTTCCAGGCGGTCTACAAGCGTCACACGAACTTTGCGATGGAGAACATCCAGCAGACCGTGAACGGCACGCCGTCCAACAGTGGTCGTGTGTCCGTGACGATTGCCCGCAACGGCGATCTGGTCGGCGACATGTACGTTCGCCTGCAGCCGGTTGCCTCCATCTCCAACCTGACCTCGAACAACACCCTCTTCGACATGAACTGGCTGGCCGAGCGTTCTATCGCTGATATTGAGCTGACCATCGGCGGTCAGCGTATCGACAAGCACTACCAGGCCTGGTGGCGTCTGTACGCCGAGCTGTTCCTGGGCGAGTCTGACAAGATTAACTATGGCAAGATGACCTCCTGCTCTAATCCCGCCTCTGACTCCACCAACCCGAGCAGCGTGTACCTGCCCCTGCTGTTCTTCTTCAACCGCAATCCGGGTCTGTACCTGCCTCTGATTGCCCTGCAGTACCACGAGGTCCGCATGGACTTTGATCTGACGTCGTATTTCAGCAGCTACTTCGGATCAAGCAGCCCGGTGTTCGAGGTGTGGGCTAACTACGTGTACCTGGATACTGAGGAGCGCCGCCGCTTCGCCCAGAAGGGTCACGAGTACCTGATCGAGCAGGTCCAGCACACGGGTGGTGACTCGATCACCCTTGCTAGTGCACCCGGCCCCCTTGCCTCGGCGACCGCTCAGACTATCCGCCTGTCGTTCAACCACCCGGTGAAGGAGCTCATCTGGTGCTACCAGAACACGAGCTCGTCCGCTTACAACAGCATGTGGAACTTCTCCACCTCGGCCGCGAACGTGAACGTGACCTGCTCCCCTCTGCCGCAGTTCGCGCCCGGCGCTCTTCCCCACACCCTGGGCGCCCCGCGCCTTTATTCCAATATCACCGTCACTGCGGTAAACAGCGCGCTGGTTTCCAACGCGCTCGCCGGCGTCGGGTGGACCGAGGAGGGTTCGTCCAACGTCGTCTCGAGCTCCACCACCGCGCTAGAGGTCGGCCCTCTGTACAACTTCAAGCTGGTGCTCAACGGCCAGGACCGCTTCAAGGAGCAGTCCGGCAAGTACTTCAACCAGTACCAGCCGTACGTGTACCACACGGGCGTGCCCTACCCGGGCATCTACGCCTACTCCTTCGCCCTGCAGCCGGAGGAGCACCAGCCGACGGGCACCTGCAACTTCTCGCGCATTGATAACGCCCAGGTGGCGATCAACATCAAGGGCTGCGCGACGACGCCTCTGCAGCGCATGTTCGCGGTGAACTACAACATCCTGCGCATCCAGTCCGGAATGGGCGGATTAGCATTTAGTAATTGATCCCCCCATATTATTTTATATGGTAATATTTTAAAAACCCAAAAAATGGGCTTCGGCCCTCAAGAATGTTCAAGGTTCCTGAGGTCTAAAGAAATAATCCTCCTCTATGGTAGGATGGAAGAAGCCAGAGTAAAGAAATGTACTAATTGTTGTCGAGCCCCCCAGCCTTTAAATGAGTTTATAAATGAAAAAGAACGTGAATGCAATACCTGTAATAAATGTCGCAATAAAGGAAAGAAAAATGATAATCGTCCAGAGCGCCACGAGGCTCATAACAAACTTCAAAATGAAAAACGCTATTACAAAGCTTGGCGAGCTAAACAGCTAGAGGAACGCCCTGAAGAATTTAGGGAACATATTCACAAAAACTGGAGGGCCGAGAACAGCGAACATGCGAAAATATGGTACAGAACGCATGTAAACCCAAGGTTAGACGCAATTAAGCGCTCTGCCATAACTCGAGGCATCGAATGGAATCTCACCGATGATGAGGCCAAGCTGATGCTCGTAAGTCCATGCATCTATTGCAAGCACGTCGACCTCGAAGTTCGAGTGAATGGTATCGACCGATTGGATTCAGGCAAAAGTTACAGCACGGAGAATTGTCGGCCGTGCTGTAAGAATTGTAATTATATGAAGGGTACTTTTGACCCCAGGACATTCATCGACTGGGCCAAGAAGATAGCGCAGTGTGATGTAGAATTTCCGGTAGTTACAGAGTGTGGTGAACCGGGCCTAGGGATTCTGAATTTTATACACAATAAGCATGACGGCCATGAGAATATACAGCAGTCCAAAAAACTTCTGACCGGTCTTGGCCTGACTTCCAGATGACTCCACGAAATTGGCAACTCCCAGACCGGCCATTAACAGAAGGAAAAGGACCATAAATAGGATTTCGGCGTTAGAAACTCCCATTTATTATAGGGCTCTAAAATAATATGGATGTCGAGACCATTCTCGATCTTGCCCGGAAGAAGATGCTCGAGCAAATGGCCGATGAGGTCATCTATCGCTTGTCCCGTGACCTGACCCTTACAGATCTCAATTTTGTTTTAAAATTGCTGGGATCCAAGGAAGTCACAGAGTATCCTCCTGAGATTATGGTAGAGCCTAGTGGTTGTTGCCCCTGGAGGAAGCACGGACGCTGATGTACCAGAACCAGACCAGGAAGATACCAGCGACCATCTGAAAAGTCGCCTTAATTACCTCAGTCGGTACGGCCCGGCGTTCCTTATCCAGGAAGGACTGAAGGCCAAAGAGAATAAGTCCCAGGCCTAATGTGAGCATCAAGACATCCAAAAGCATCTTTAGTAATATGACACATTTTATTCATACAGATAAAAGGGTCACTTTTCTTCTCTATATGAATTATACATTCATAGATGCCCGGAGCCTGATAGAGAGCGCTCTGGGAGTTCCTATGCAGCCAACGAAAGTACAAGTTCCTGTGGTCCCACATGAGCTCGACCAGGAATGGAAAGACTTTGAGAAGACCCTTGGCAATTTTAAAACAAAATACGCCGAGGCCAGAGTGGGCCAAGGAAAAACATCTGCCGAATTGACCGAGAAAATGGAGGAAATTTCATATCTCGAAATGATGTTCGAGACTGTAAGAGCATCTGGCTTAAAGGAACGGATCGAGTCTATGATAGACGACTACAAGAACGAAGAGGGCATCGACGAGTTGAAGAGGAAGGCCGGCGAGGCGGCCGGCAAGGTCGAGGCGATGAAGAAGGTCATGACTGACACGAATGCTGAAAGGTACGGCACGTTTACTTGTTTTGTATGTATGGACCGACTTGTTGACTTATTTATCGAACCCTGTGGTCATGTGATTTGTGAGCCGTGCTGGCGCCAAACGCGCGATCATACCAAGTGTCCAGGATGTCGGGTGCGTTGTGAAGGTGCGAAGAAAATTTATAGTATGAATTAAGTCAAGTAGTTCCTGTAAATCAGTTGGTAGATTGCGGGTCTTATGAGCCCGAAGTCGCGGGTTCGAGCCCCGCCAGGAACATGAGGGCTCGCTCTCTGGGGGGAGTTCGAGGGTCTACGACCCGACGCGACCAAAGGTCGCCGACCTAAGCACGTCGTTAAACTACTTGATGGGGCGCCACATCATAACGGCTGGGAAGAGGATAGTACTGCAGCTATCCCTTGAGGTTGGCCACCTCCTTCCGTGCTCCTATAGTTCAGTCGGTAGAACGCCAGACTGTTAGAAAAACTCCGGTTTTCGCGGGTATCTGGATGTCGCAGGTTCGAACCCTGCTGGGAGCGTGTTTCCACACATCAGTGTCCGAGTTGGTCTAAGGAGAACGACTTAAGATCGTTTGGACTTTTGTCCGCGCGGGTTCGAACCCCGCCTGATGTAGTCTTTTAAAGCTTTCCTGTTTTAAAAGAATACAACTTCGAAGTGGGGCACCCCCTTTAAATAAAAACCTCAGTCAATAATATATGGGGTGGATATATGAAATTTCAAATCTAGAAAATGGTAAAGTTTATATTGGTCAGACCACTCAGCATAATGTTGCGACAAGATGGGCCGAACACTTTAAATCAATTAATTCCGACTCTGATACACATTTAATACGAGCATTTAAAAGTCATGGTTTTGAGAAATTCTCTTTTAGAGTTTTACATGAAATATCAAACGATTTTTTAGATAAAAAAGAAATAGAAGAAATAAAAAATCGAAAATGTTTATCACCTAATGGTTATAATCTGAGAGACGGCGGTTCTCGAGGTAAACACTTACCTGAAAGTATTGAGAAAATAAGAGCTTCTCATATTGGAAAAACCCACACAGAAGAGACTAAGGAAAAATTACGAAAAATTAATTCAGGTAAAAAACTTGAACTTGAAACCAAGGAAAAAATAAGAAACAAGCTATTAGGTACTAAAAGAACAAAAGAAGAAATTGAAAAATCTACTAAATCAAGGACAGGAATGAAACGTTCTGATGAATCACGTGAGAGAATCAGACAATCACATCAAATAAAAGTAGAGCAATGGTCACTTGAAGGAAAATATATAAATACATATGAGAGCATAAAAATCGCACAAGAAGAGAACGCATGTACTGGTATTTCTAAATGTTGTAAAGGTGTTTATAAGCAAGCTGGAGGATTTGTATGGAAATATAAAGATAATATAATATCTTCTTTAAATGAAGAAAGCAACGATACCTAAAGCTCTTCGCGAGCAGGTATGGAAGACTTATATAGGTAAAAAATACGAACATAAATGCCTCGTCACATGGTGCGAAACCATCATAAATGTATTTAACTTTGAAACTGGGCATCGAGTACCGGAAAGTAAGGGCGGAACGCTCAATATCGACAACCTCAGGCCCATCTGCGCCAAGTGCAACAGGTCTATGGGAGATAACTATACAATAGATGAATTTTCGAAGATCAGCAAGCGTTCATCGCACCTTTGGGAGTGCTTTAAATTTACAGGGGAACCTGCAAATTCGCCGTCGGTATCAAACTCTGGGTCTCGATCAGGTAACGCATCTTTTCCTGGGTCTTTGTCTGGTAGAACATAAAGATGAATACGATGAGCGGCAGGGAGCGCAGCTCGCTCAGCTGAGAATGTATATAGCCCGCGGTGCCCTCAAGAGGGAACGGAACTTTCTTGATGATGCCACGTGTCAAATACATAAGAGTTCCTATAAGTCCAAACTGAAGGACGACCCCCAGAAGTATACGCCACTTGGGCCGCTTCTTGTCTAGGTCCGGGGTGATCTTGTCGAGCCAGTGAGAAAGGAGAAAGGTCAGCAGAAATGATAGGGCCCCTACGTACGCAACCCCAAGAAGTCTGATGAGGTGCACATGAATTCCCATTATTAAAGACTGGGAAAATAATAGAGTGATGGAATTCCTCGCCATTGACTGGATCGAGAATGGAACGGCCTATGTGACCCTGTCGGTCAAGAAATATCCGCCGGCCGGAGTGACACTTGAGGAACTCGTACCCACGATCGAATATATTCGCAAAGAGGCAACTTCTATGATTATTCGGGTCGATATGGCATGTGTCGGCGTCGTCAGTGTCGAACGTTTCAATGCAATAGTCAAGATTGTCTCGGAGGTTGTCGAGTACACGAAGAATGATAACCTACTCCGACAGATCCAATTCGTCCGGACTAACTTTGTCTTCCGAATGCTGTACCGACCGATCAGTCTGGCTATTCCCAAGTACTTTCGCGATATGGTCGTGTTTTTATAGTCTCTGGAAAACTCATGGACTGGTTGCGTTTCAGACCCGACAAAGAGACCAGTATCCTTTATGTGGATATTCTGGTCGGGAGACTTATCGAACTCCAGCCTACCACAACCGAAGCGACCGACGAGTTTTGCCTTGAACTTTACCCGGTCCTTGATTCTATACAAGAATTGTGTCTGGCGCAAGGTTTTCGACAGGTCTGCTCGGCGGACCTGGCGGGCGTTCGGGTCAGGAATATCAAGCCCTTGACTATGATGCGCATCATCTGGAATGTCTATGAACATACCAAGAATTGTATTTTACTTCAAAAATGCCAGGTGTCCGGTGGAGGACAATTTTTCAATACTCTGGTCGAGGCCGTCAGGGGATTCCTTCCGCCCTTCATGCGTAGTATGATTACGTTAATTCCTGATGGGTCTACATTAGACGATGATGATCCCTACACTGACCCATCAGATCTGGTTTCAGGGATGGGAACAATTGCCTGAAAAGTATCATGGGTACACAGAGTCTTTGGCAATTTTGAATCAAAATTGGAAACACATGAAATGGGACGAGGGGTCTCTTCGGGCCGAATGTGAAAAGTTTAGCCCAGAGGCACTGGCCAAGTTTGATGGCTTCGACCATATGATACAGAAGATTGACTTTGGGAGGTACGTGGTCCTTTACAATTATGGGGGTATCTCGGTAGATTGTGATGCGGAGTGTCTCAGGCCCCTTGAAAAGATCCCGGGTCTTGACAGGTATGACTTAATTTTGTCTAAGAATTCATTGAGCCGTCTCGAGAACAAGGTGACCTCATTTGGTCTATCGAAGAACCTGGTCATGTTCAATAATGCGACCATGTGTTGTGCCAAGGAACACCCGGTCGTCCGACACTTTATTGAATTTTTGATCGAAAATACATCATGGAATGAAGATTTCATGATTGATACGCAAATCAAGACTGGTCCTCTAATCCTGAGCGTCTTCTTCAATAAATATCTAGAATACCCAGAGTTGAGTATAGTAGATTCTGAAATATTTGAACCATGGGGAAACGTCACGAGACGCACGATTCTCAATCACAGGTATGACCAGTCATGGACAGGCTTTGGGGCTTACCCTGTCATGCTCTACGGGGCTATCAAGAACAATCTCGTCATTCTCATCACACTCTTGGTCGCTATTATTGTATTTTTTATTATTCGAAGATTACTCGCCGGACCAGGAAGATGAAGATGATAAAGGCGACCAGGAGTCCCCAGCGGTTGATGAAAAAAGTCCAGTCGAATGTTCGGCCAAAGTTCCCTCCTATTGTGGACACATCGCCATTCTGAAGAGCAAGGGCCTTGGAGACGTGGAAGTTATTAGACGGATAGTTTATAACTAAAACATCAAATTGAGACTTGAGATATTTAGGGTCCCACTGAGCCCACTTTTTTGCACACTCGCGGTTTATAATATAAGCGTGCGCATTCAGAGCCTGTCCGACTATGAGATTTTCAGAGTATTTCCTAAAGTTTATATGAAGACCATCGGTCGTCCCAAGGTTCACAAAATCCCAATCGGGCGGGAGCTCATCCATGACTTCCATCAATTTTGAATTAAAATTAGGAACCAACTGGATGTCATCCTCAAATACAAGGGCCATCTCGTGACCCTTCTCGACCATGTCCCTCCAGACCCGAATGTGGCTGTCCGCACATCCCCATTCAGACTTGGATATAAATAGACCTTCGGGCGCCTCGGCTTTTCCGTCGGTCGCCCGAAAGAAGGCGACATCGAGACCCGCGCGCTCAAACTCACCCTGGACGTTCTCGCGCCGTTCAGGATTCCGTTCGAGGTTTATGCAATAGGCCTGCATCCTACTAGATACATATAAAAAAGTAAGACTCTAAAATGTCAAGAAATGACAGACCTTCTTGTGTTCTACCCGAAGGGTCGTCACTTGTACATCGAGTTCTTGGGGGCCAAGTACATCGAGAGACAGCCAAAGACCCCCGAGGAGACGGCCGATTTTATGATAGAAGTCCGACCCATCATCCAACAACTCGACGACTATGTTCTCAAGCATGGACTCAAGGAGATCATAGAACTAAACTTGAAGGGTGTACCAATTTCAAAACTAAATTCAGAGACCGCCCTACACCTCATGCATCTCATGACCGAGATACGTCCAGACAAGGGGATCTTGGAAAAGATCAAGATCACAAATACGAACCCCGTATTTTCCATGATCTACAAGGGGATCAAGGGAAGACTTCCCGCCAGAGTAAGTAGCATCGTGGAGATCGCGTCCGACTCTAAATTTTTTTGAGGACTGACAGCCAGTCTTACAGACTGCCTGTCAGGTGCGTTTTAATTTCATTCCAAAATTGAGGACTCAGATAAAATGACGAGTAATGTTATGATGCGGTGGCATCAAGATGAGGACGACTTTTTGATCAAGCTCGAACAGCAATGTAATACATACTACGAACACCACAATAAAGACCACATGTACTTTCAGAAACTTTCGAACAAATTCAATGTTCCTATTCTGGTGGTATCGGCCATCAACGCACTGACGGCCGTCGGTCTGAACTCTTTCGTGCGTCAGGAGTACGTGTCCGTTTTGAACGCGGTACTCTCGGCCGGGACGGGAGTTCTTGGTTCGGTCCAATTATATCTCAAAATTAATGAGAAGATGACAAATGCCGTGAGGGCCTCGATTCTGATGAAACGCCTGGCTCTCAAAATTTCCAAGGAGCTCAGTATCGCATCCGACCATCGCGTCACCGATGGGCAGGCTTTCATGAATGATTGCTTTGCCGAATTTAATACGGCTCTCGAACAGGGGAATCCTATTGAAAAATCTATAGCAAATCACATGGCCTTTACTCAACTTCCTAGAAAGGAAAGGTTTTCATTTATGAATGCCATGACTGGAAGGGACTCGAATGATGATATTAGTTCGCGCGGAAGCCCGCTACGTCCCGTGGACTCTCGCGCCAAAATGCTTTGGGGTCTTGCTGGAAGAGGTCAAACAGGCGGGAATTTTCATTCCGAATTGCGTCCTCCTTCTCGTCCGAATGGGTCAAGCCCGGGGGGCACTCCTCCAGAAGAACGGGATGTAGAGCCTGGAGCTCAGGGTTCTTGAGTTTTGCGACCGCAAAGGCAATGTCTAGGTCGAGGGAAGGAGACGAGTCCTGCGGGCTCGGGAGCCGCACCCAGTAATGCTCACAGGCCTCCTTGGACTCCATAATCACACAAAAGCCCTTGACAATCTCACAAACAATTTTTTGTTGGTCAAGGGCCCGCTTTAGAATCGCCACGTGGTGCATCACGTTTCCGCCAATGTGATGAACTTTCAGGCGAAGCGCTAGACGCTTGGTAAACTCCATAGTATGGATCTCAAACCTTTTATTTCCTTATAATAGATGAGATGGTTCGTAGGTTAATCGCTTTTGTCCTCATTATTATCCTGGCGAATGTCTACCCACCGCCACCTCCAGTTTGTCGGGTCAGCCCATCACCTGGTGGCCCAGTTTAAGAACTAAAATGTAATACTATTAAATGGAGGAGCTCCTTACGCCGAGCACATCACGCTTCACAACCTTTCCTATACGGTACCCGGATCTTTGGGCACTCTATAAGAAAGCGGTCGGGTCATTTTGGACCGTCGAGGAGATCGATCTTGCGACTGATCTCAAGGACTGGGCGGGCCTATCGGGCCCGGAGCGGCACTTCATCAAGATGGTCCTGGCATTCTTCGCCGCATCGGACGGAATTGTCATGGAAAATATCAACCTGAACTTTGGGTCCGAGGTCCAGATCGCAGAGGCTCGGTCCTTCTACGCCTATCAGTCCTTCAACGAGTCCATCCATTCCGAGACATATAGCCTGATGATCGACAAGCTCGTCAGAGACCCGGCGGAAAAAGTACAACTTTTTCAGGCGATCGATAATGTCCCGGCGGTCAAGGCAAAGGCTGATTGGGCCATCACGTGGATCGGTAAAGACGCGCCGTTCGCTCAGCGTCTCGTCGCTTTTGCGTGTGTCGAGGGCATCTTCTTCAGCGGTTCCTTCTGTGCGATCTTCTGGCTGAAGAAGCGCGGGCTTATGCCGGGTCTTTCGTTTAGTAATGAACTCATAAGCCGCGACGAGGGCCTTCATCAAGAGTTTGCGATCACGCTCTACTCTCATCTGAGGGAAAAGTGTCCGTCCGGCGATATTCGCGCCATTGTACAGCATGCATGCGAGGTCGAGAGTCGGTTTATCACCGAGGCGATTCCTTGCCAGATGATAGGCATGAATGCTCAGGAAATGACGCAGTACATTCAGTTTGTGGCCGACCGCCTGATGACCCAGTTTGGTGAGAAGCCCATTTATGGCGCTCGTAACCCTTTCGACTGGATGGAGAATATCTCGTTGGAAGGGAAGACCAATTTCTTTGAGAAAAGGGTCGGGGATTATTCAAAGTTTATGCCGGGCGAAGAAGCATTTGGACTGGAGGAGGATTTTTAAGTTACTTGAAGAAATTCCGCACGTCGATAGCCACCTTGTTAAAGTATTCCTATTCGGGACGCGCCTCACGCTTGACGTCAAGACTCTTGCCGTAGCCAGACATACGCGGCATGAACCGGCCGACCAGGTACAGAATAAGCAGGAAGAAGAGGGTGTGCAGGAAGAGACCTGCTGGGGTCGCGACGCCCTCAAAGCTCGAGACCCACGGGCCGGCCACCTTGCGGGTCAGCTTGAAGGTCGCGGGGCTGGAAGCGATCGCAAAGGCAAGACCCGGGACCAGAAGATTAGACATTTATATAGACAAAGAAATAAAATTAAATGTCTCCATTGAAGATGAACCGATTATCCTGATAATTCTTGGTGTTCTGGTCATCTTGGTCGTCCCGGGTCTCATAGGTCGAGAGAACCCGAGACAGCAGCCACGAAAGGATCAAAAAGACGACGGCATGAAGGCACAGACCGGCAATTGATGGGATACCTTCCGGGCCTGCGACCCATGGTCCAAAGATGCCACTAGTTGCCTTGAAGGCCTGAGGGCTAGCAAGAGTCACAAACGTAATGAAAGGGACAACGACAGGCATTTATTAATCTAGACTTACATTAATAAATGGTTGGAGGGGCGACCATATTTTTTGTGATTTCGCTCGTGATCTTCTTAGGAACTATTTTTTATATTTTGTATCAAAATCCAATGCCAGAAAACTCTCCAGAACCCTCCGGCCCTCCTATGACAAGCTTCATAGGAAAGGCATGCCCCGTGGGATGTACATGCTTTCCTCGACAGGACAGGAGTGGTACGCAGATGTGCTCATACCTGGATAATGATGTAATGTTTGGTTGTCCACCAGAATGCTGCACGCCGAGTTGCTAGTTACACCGACCCCCATAGCACGTGTGGTAGCACTCATTTCCACCATCACAATATGCGCCTGCATGCTTGGGGCCATAGAACGTCGATGTATGCTTGATCAAAAGGCGCATAAAAAACCCAACAATCAGAATAAATACGAGAGCATGAAGCAAAAGGCCTGCGGTCGTCGGTAGCCCCTCTGCGTTCGCGACCCAGGACCCAAGGACCCCACGGACCGCCTTGTATGCCTGGGGACTGGCTATAATCACATAGGATCCAAAAGGAATCAGGTAGTTGAGAGACATCCTGAGGTACAATTTACAAACAAAATTAACCTAGCAGTCCTGTGGGTCCATGGAACCCTGGATAACCCGGGCGCCCGGGCGTGGGGCAAGGACGTTCGCACCATCACCCATCTGACTCGATAACCGGTACGAGGACCGGTTGGGGCCCTTCATGAGCTTCCACAGAAAGTGGGCCACGAGCACGAACACGAGCGCGTGCAGAAGCAGACCGGCCGTCGTCGGAATACCATCCGCCGCGGCGACCCAGTGGCCTAGGACCTTGCGGGTCAGCTTGAAGGTGCACGGGTTGGCCACCACGAAGAAGGTAATAAAGGGGATGGCCTTCTTCTTGAGATCCATTTGTACTTTTAGCAAATATTATTTAGCGGCGCCGTGTGATAGTAGGCGTATTTTGAAGTCTGTTATTCAGGGTATACTTGGCCTTGTTCGCATTATTTTGAAAGTTCCAGGGCGCCTTATTATTGGAGCGAGTTATGTAAACGTTGCGACCATTTGGCGTCTGAATCGTTTTCTTGTATGTCCTGGGAGGTGCGAGGCCTCTTGTAACTAATTTTTCGGCCTTTTGTCTGGTGGCTTCATTTGTATTGGGATTATTCATAATTTTCCGGATTTTCCTAATAGTTCCTATAGGTGCCGTATTTAGCTGACCTGGATTTTTGTTTAATCTATTGATAAAAATTGCGTTTGAACTTGGGCCCGCCGCTGGTTGACGAGTGGAGGCGGGCTGACTTAGTTTAACGGGTGGGATGCCGTTCGTACACTATTGATACGCCTCTTGACACTATTGAGGCGATTACGAGTATTCTTGTTCAAATTGAGATTCCTCGCGGCATTATTCACTCGCGCATTCAGGGCATTCAGATTCTGATTCGAATACCAATTATTATTTTTCCCATTAAAGATGCCGAGGATGGTCGAAAGCGCGGCAAGCTTGGCGGCCTTATTGGCGTTCACATTGTTCCCGCCGGCCGCAGCGACACCGGCCGCAGCAGTCTGGGCGGCCGCCGTAGGGGTCGAGGTGTTTTCAACGGCCGCTTCGGCCGCGGCCTCTGCACCGGCTTGCTGCGCGGCAGCGGGTGCCCGACCCTGACTAAGAGCCTGCTGCTCGGCCGCGGCCGCCGCGGCCGCCGCGGCCTGAGCGGCATTTCCTCCGTTTCGGGCGACTGCCTGAGATACTTGGCGTGCGGCGTTTTCTGGGCTAGAAGTCGGCGAAACGGCTTCGGCCTCCTCGGCTCCGGCCACCTGGACATTCACTGGAGCACCGGCGAGAGCTCCCACGACGGCCCCGGTGACCTTTGGGCGCTTAAGGTTTACGTATGCCCGAACATTCGTCCCGATATTCCTTGTAAGATTATTCATGGCCGTCGCGTTATTCTTATTGCGGGCCGATAGGTATCCGTTCACAAATTTTCGGACATTTGCCTCGAGTTTCTTATTCACGTTGGGACTCACGGGCGCTGAAGTTCCACCAAGAGGCTTCCTTATAGACTTCCAAAAATCGCCAAGTCTCGACGACATCACTTGAGATAGGGTCCGAAAAAAATTGGGAAGTCAACTTGAAAGTTGACTTGGGGTACCGACGACCCCACTTAAAGCCCTAGGGCTTGTATAGTGTATCAAAGCGACAAATGGCTCTCTCGATGTTCTCCACCTTCAACGCAAACGATGTTAAGTTTTCCGATATCCGCAAGAATGCCAAGGGTGGCAAGGCGGTCTACCTCAACAGCAACGCTGGCCAGAAGCTGATTTTCCAGCTTCCATCACTCCGCGCCCCATTTGGCCTGAGTGATTTCAAGGATGAGAACGGCAAGGTTCAGTCCTACTCACTCCCGCTGAGTCTCGACAAGCCCGATGTGGTCGCGGCTCTCCAGGCTCTGGACGAGCGCGCTCTTGATTTCATCTCAGAGAACTCTGCTGAGCTTTTGGGAAAGAAGATGTCTCGCGAGGTGATCAAGGAGGGCATCTACAAGCCCCTGGTCCGCGTCTCCTCAAAGGAGGGCTACGCGCCAACCCTGAACCTCAAGGTTCTTATGAAGGATGGCGCAATTTCGACCGAGGCCTATAGCTCGACCCGGAATGCGGTCCCTCTGACTGACCTCGAGAAGGGACAGGCGGTCAGTGCCATCATCGATATCAACCAGATTTGGCGCACGCCCGCTGGTGTCGGAGTGACGGTCCGCGTTCACCAGGTGATGTTTTCGCCGACCAACAAGCTCAAGCCGTGCGCCTTTTTGGCTCAGGCCGATGAGCCGGTCGAGACCGCACCATCGGAGGGTTCGGTCGAGTACGAGACGGATCCCGAGGAGTAAAAAAATGTGTGTCGTGTAATATAATGAGCTGGATCCAAAAGGGTCAATTTACTCTTATCACTAATCGTCCCGGTCTTAGATATGTATTTCGTCGCGCAAATAATGGAAATTCCGAGTACAATGTGCCAATGAGTGTACGTTCAAAGGCAGATGCCAAGCGTTATCTTACTTCATTGAAGAATCTACGCCCTTCTCGTTTTCGACCCAAGCGTGTAAAGAAGCGGGTATCCCCAATGGTCAAGCCGTTTGTTTGGAATCCCGCAAACTGGAAACCAGAATATGCTCCTCGCGGCCGTCCATTGGCTCATGGCGAAACCGCGGAGCGTCGTGCTTATTCTGAATATGTTGCGAAAATCCCTTTTAGCCAATCCCCAAAATATGGTCCCGAATCACCGACCCTCCGTCGCCTTCGCCGGGCGATGCTCAAGTCCGAAGGTGTCAAAATTTCCGCGAGCCCGAACAAAAAACATTTTACGTGTCCTGAGGCTCGTAAAAAACTAATCAAAGTCATAGGCCGCGGGCGACAGGGAATTGTATATAAAGGGCAAGGGTTCGCGGCCAAAATTTGTCCAAAGGACATGGCCGCGGCTGAACGCAAGGAGCCACAGCCCTCAATTGTAGAGTTTAATATTCAACAGAAGGTCTTTGAAGCGGCACCCAAAGGTGTGGTCGCGCCGTATGATATCATACATTGCCTCGATTTTATCAAGCCTTCCGATATTAATATGAAGAATGTCCAAAATTCGCGCAAGTATGATAAATCGAAGCAGTCCATCATATTTATGGAATTTTGTTCGGGTGGTTCTCTTGATGAGTGGCTGGAGAAGAAAGGGACGAGTGACGCGGCTCTACATCACGTCATCTCGAGCGTCATTGGGACCCTCGCTAAAATTCGTACAAAGTATCCTGATTTCAGGCACAATGACCTGTGGCCCGGAAATGTTATGGTTGCGGACCGAGGGTTCCTTATCGGCGATTTTGGTTGGGCCCGTCTTAAAAAAGATGGTACCAACCCCGCGGTCAACACGGCGAATGGAACAAATACGGCCGGCAAATGGGGAGTCGGTCCATCGACCGATTCTCGCTACGACTGCCACTTATTTTTGAATAATCTTCGTGATTTCGTAAAGCGCAAGGGCGGTCTCCCGAAGACATCGGTCTTTCTTGATTGGGCCGTACCTGAAGGATACCGCGGTTCATCGAGTGAACACGTACAGGAGTGGCGGCTCAAGTACAAAGACCCGTGCCCGGGCCTTCCATCTCTTGCACAGGTCGCTCGCTCGAAATATATTACTGGGCGCAAGGTGACATCTCCCGATCTTGTCGAGGCGCGTGCGAAACTCAAGAAGGTTCCGCGGCGACGGCTCATCACATCTCCGAACCTTGCCGCGGCCCGTGCGAAACTCAAGAAGATTGTCCGAAAATCAGCTCCAAAATCCAAGAAGAAGGCGCCCGTGTCAGTACGGGATCTCAAGGCGGCCAAGGAGAAGCTCAAGCCCGCACGCCCCCTGAAAAAGCTGAATGTCGCCCAGCTCAAGGCAGCCAAAGAGAAGCTCAAGCCTGCGGTCAAAACCAAGCATCTCACGAGCAATATTTTCAAGAATCCCAAGTTTGATAAACTCATCGAGTGGTACTGGAGAAACAACGGAGCCAAGTCAGGGAAGAATGCTACGAACACATCACACTGGAATGCGGCCCGTAATAAGGCAGTTCGGCTCGTAGAGCTACGTCTTCACCGTGGGAACGTCCCATTTTCTCCTGAACGGGTCGGAGGACGCATAGTTCCAAAGAAGGTCGTCGTTCTATCAATTCCACGGAAAGCAAGCGCTGAGGCGGCAAAGCCACTCGGCGGAAACTTGAAGTTGGCCGCGGCCCGGTTACGTCAGCATGCTGCCAAGCTCGCGAACCAGCGGGCTAAGGCGGTCGTGATCGCACCTCCCAAGGCTTCGCCTCCCAAGGCGAAGGCAGTCCATATGTACAGCCCGAAGAGTGGTCGGATCAAGATCATGGGGCCCACTGGACGTATGGCTTATGTGAATGGGTCTACGATTACCATGAATTTCGTGAAGGCCCTGGCGGCTCAGCGTGGAGTCAATATCAAGGGCCTCAGGTCGAAGGTGAATATCGCCAAGCGAATTTTCTCACGTAATAACAAATGAAGACCAAGATGATCGCCCTCATCGCTCTGGCCGTCCTTGTGGTTTTTCTTTTTGTGACAAAAATGGTATCCTTCGGGGACATGCTGACGCCACCTGATAAGGGCAATATCATCGTCTATGGCTCCAAGACTTGTCCGTGGTGTGTGAAACAGGAGAAGTACCTGATTGACAACGGACTGCCCTATACCTTTGTTGATTGCAAGCAGGATGGAGCCTGTCCCGACTTTGTATCTGGTTTCCCGACCCTCCTGGTTGACAATGTGGTCAAGGTGGGGTACAATGAGATCTAAGCAATTTTAAAACAAAATTAACCTTCATGGTTTTCCATGATGGTTAATGGTGTATGTGGGAGTCAAATGACTCCCTGGGGTTTTAGGGACTGGCCAGTCTAGCACTTGAACATGGCAATCGCAATAGCCAGCAGCAGCGTCTGGGGCAGCGTGTCGACCGACTTGAGCACGCTGATGTGCTTGACCAGGGACTTGTTCCACAAGAAGCGCAGGACAAGGGTCATGATCAGGATATAAATCGCGAAGACAATCAGATTGTAGACAAGATCCTTCTTGGAACGGGACTGGAGAATGTTCAGCATTTACTTTTGACCAAGAGAAAAAACTTGGGCTAAAGTAAGATGGTAAGCCGGCCTGTGGTGCGTAAAAAGCCGGTCTCCAAGAGGCGGCCTGTGGTGCGTAAAAAGCCGGTCTCCAAGATCCGGCCTGTGAGCCGGGCGCGAACTCTTCCCTTGTCTGGATCGGAGCGAACTTTTTCATGGGATCCATGGGGAAGCAAGGGTGTCACCCACGATAATTGCTACGACTATGCCTTTGGTTCTTTCTCTAATAATCGAATAGCCAAGAGTGTGCCTGGAGACCGGAGTGGTATGAAGGCCAATGGTCTGACTTTCACAACATGTACTGGAATTGTCCAACGCGTCCTGAGCGACAACCCAGGATCCGTCTACCGAATGAGCCCAAATGCTCGATGTAAGCCTGGGTTCTATAAAGTGATGTGCTTCGTGGCACCCACAAATGACTTTGGCAATTCTACTGGAGATTTCCATTGGTACGTACAAAACAATGCAGTTCGCTATAGGATTCGTTCAGGAGATACCATTCCGGCTCTTGCGAAGTTTTTTAGAGTGAGACCCGCCACTATTGTATCGGCTCTTCCTAAGGCTTCCCGACCGGTGAGTCCGTCTGATGGAAAGATTACCACAAACAATTCTAATTTTAAATTGCCACTGGTCCGGACCAGTGTACGGTATCCTCGTCTGCCGGTCGGTAAGGTAATATCGTTTCCAGTAAATCTTTGGTCTCATAAACAGGGACACGCGTCTGGTCCCCTAATGATTGATGCATCAGGTAAGACCATAGTGGATCCGCGAAAGTCAGATCGCAAGTGGCACCCCGGGTTCCACTACACTCGCTTCTGTTCAGCCTATGGTGTCCGTCGTGGGTTCGCCAAGACCGGGAATAACCGGAACCGGTAAGCCGAGCTGTCTCAGAACCTCCCCGATCTCCTCATCATCTTCAATATCAAAATGAAGATCTGTGATGAATCGTCCTGGACCCGGCGGAATAAGTTGTCTCATATCGAGACCGAACCCCTCAATAATATTGTGAATATTTGATGCATCAAATGGTAGCATTGATCTTTGACCATCAGTGACCCTCTCGATGATGAGCCGACACCTGTACGTCGGGACATCAAAGGGAACACGGCACATTGGACATGTAGGGTCCGGCCCAGTACAACTCGACTTCCAGCGGTTGAGACAATTGACGTGAAACTCGTGTCCACACCCAATCTTCCGGGTCTCACGCTGGCCACCCATTGAGGTGAGGCAGACGGCACACTGGGGACCCCTGTGCTGCCAACACCTTTCTTGACCTTCTGACAAAATTTGTTTACAATTTGCACCGGTCAAGGTCTGGGCTCCACACCGCCGGCTCATAACTCATACCAAGGGAACTTTTGCTCAGCGGCGCCGCGCCCGGGCCAGCTCGACCTCGAGAGACCTGATGGCATCTCGATACTTTTCCCTCATATTCTCTTCGACGTGCTTTCGGAAGACGACGAGCGGGTCGTCATCCTGCTCCATGCGACACGTCGGACACTCTATCGAGGTCTCGAACCATGTCGTTATGCACCTATTGTGAAATACATGTTTACACTTGAGCTTTTTATCGGTCCGCTTCGTTGGCTCAAGACAAATAGCACACGTGTTATAGAGGTGCGCTCGACACTTGCCGTCCTCGACCGCCTTTTGTTTACACTTCGTTCCGTTAAGAGTCACGGAAGAGCAATTCATTATCTATTAGGTACCTATAAATTTCGTTATGAATTTTCTCCGCGGACTGGTCCGCATCGATTACTAAAACTTTACAAGACAATGTAGATAGCATTTTAGTGTATTCGGTACCTAGTTCCTGAAGGTAATCGAGTGTGATGGCTCCTTGATCTCCTGGCTGATACCGACCCTGAATGTGCTCAAGGCACATCTCGGGACTTTTTGCCAAGTATATGAACAGGTCAGGATGCCATGCGTATTTCTCATATAGCTTTGAATAGATCTCATCCTCTTTGGAGGTCACGTGACCCTGCTTCTTGAGAACCTCCCAAAATACCCAACGGGAACTTATTAATGAGCGTTCGAAGAGGACGAGGGACTCACTCTGATCAAAGGGTGGCTGGTTAGTCAAAAGAATACTGGTGTGGAGCAAAAAGGCCCATCGGGCCGGATCTTCATAAAATTCCTCGAGGGGCCATTCATCTATGGCTTCTCGGCGAACTGTGTACCCGATTTTCTCTAGCAAACCGAGTTGGGTCGTCTTTCCGGCACCGATGTTGCCATCGATGACGACCCGCATTACTTTTTTATAGGTTCATTTCTTTACATAGAATACGGCTGACGCATATAGCTAGAGGTTGTAGTCGTGGTAGCCGGAGCTGGAGCTGGCACGGTGGGACATACTGGACAATCAACCTTATAGCACAGACCGAACCCAACCATTCCGTCACAAAACTTATTCGTGAAGGTTAATGCCATCCATATTATAAGGAATATAGTACAAAGAATGACCATAATCCATGGCGTCGCACCCATTTAATATTATACAATATTTTATTCATTCTCGACCAGAACCACAACCTGACCCGTTCGGCACGCGGCATTCTTGACGGGCAGGGACAGTCCCTCCGGACCCTCAGCCTGAAGGGTCGCGCGGTACTTGTAGTTGTCCTGGAAGGCAATCTGCTTCTCGGCCATGATCTGGTCGTTTAGGATGCGGCTAGACGTAAACTCGGTGAGACAACGGCCATCGGCCATTCCATATCGCTGAGACATTTGAAATTACACTATATTTTATTTAACAAGACCCGATCCCATTCCTCGAATGTTGCGCCCATTATGTTGTCGAAGAGCTCGGGCTGCGCTACGGGCTTGATGAGAATGGCCGGGTCTCTCAAATTTTGATTCAAAATTGTGTAAGCCTCGGCTATCTCATCTAATGTCTGGGCCCCGGTCACGATGATCTTCCCTGTGCTAAAGATGCTGGCCGTCACCTGCTTCTGCCCCGGCTTGGGGACAAACTTGACCTTGACTGCGCTGTACCTGTCGGGATCGAACGTCACCTTGAAGGGCGAAGGCGTGCCGTTCGCCCCGGGCTTCGAGAGCTTTCCTATAATCTTGAGGAGATTCACAGAGGAATTCAGTGAAAAGTTGGTGTTGATCATCTTGACCGCCACCTCATCTACCGGAACCTTGATGTCCTTACCGAGAACGACCATCAAAATAAAGGACAATTGTTTGAGGATCCGCCGACAGTCAAAGAGGTCCGCGCACCCGGCCACCTGGATAGAGCCATTCGGAAACAGCTTGATGCTCTTGCGAGATGAGTGATCCTCGTAGCCGATCGTCACCTGGTTATAAAAGGCCGTCTCCTTCATCTTCCACGCAAAACCCCGCGCGCGCGACCCCTTGGGTCGAACATAGACCGTCTCGAGTTTCTTGAAATTTTCGCGAAACTTGGGAAGATCGATATCTTCCAGAAACTTGGAACACATCGTGATTGTTGTGATCCGGACCCACGATGGCGCGGGGGACTGATCGTTGATCAGTCCGGCCCGAACGCGATTCAGCTTCTGAATATAGGGGAATGACTCCATTCTCTTTACATGTTAAAGAGTCTTTACATCTTTAAGCCCTGGCACGATGCGGACACGAATTACTTCTTCGCAGCCTTGCGAACAATCTTCGAAAAAGGTGTCCGTAGAATATTTGCCTTGATGACCCGGCGGTAGTACTTCTTGAGCTTCTCGTCATTCGGATGAATCTCGTGCGTCTTGGTAACATTATGAGCGATGATCGAAATCAGCTTCTTTTTCTTGACCGAATTAATCACCTTGTTCAACTCGGCCAGACGAGGGCGGAACTTCTTGGAAGGCGCACGCCGACGCCTCTTCATCATCCGACTCGCCGGCTTCTGAGCCATCGTGTTCAGACCCTCAAGAACATTCATGGCATTATTCTTTCCACCTAATTTCTGGACTGCATTGATTGCGACCGGGCTCACACCCTTGACGTTAATAGCCTGTGCGACATTGCCGCCCGTCTCATTGAGAGCCTCGGCCGCCTTGGCAACTGCCGGTGCGCCACCGGGAACGGCCGCGACCATATTGAGCGCCCGAGGAATACCTCCTACATTATTGATTGCATTCTGCTGCACTGGAGGCAGGGGGGGTGGTGGAGGAAAGCCCCCGTTCCCACCACCCGCGAAAATCGCACGCCGCCGGCGAATCTCGTTGAGATTGCTGTTTCCGCCACCACCGCCGCCGTAGCCACCGCCGCCGTAGCCACCTCCGCCACCACCGCCGCCGTAGCCACCTCCGCCACCACCGCCGCCGTAGCCACCTCCGCCACCACCGCCGCCGTAGCCACCGCCGCCGTAGCCACCTCCGCCACCGCCGCCGCCGTAGCCTCCACCCCCACCCAAAATTCTCCGACGTCTGAGAATCTCATTGACGTTATTTCCCTCACCAGTCTTCCGCTTAAATCGCTTCTTCTGCTCAGAAAATGCGCGGGCAATATTTTCATTCGGAATTCGTCCAAGGTTAGCCGCCAGGTTCGAGAGTTCACGCTCATTACGAGTGTTGCGAACATTGTCGATGACCAGAGAGGTGGCGTTCCGGCGACCATTGAAGTTGCGCGGCAAAAGACGCAAGAGATCCCCAATCTTCCGAGCGCGCCTAGAACCAGATTCATACTTGAAGTCACGCAGAGTCTGCTTAAAAACCTCCTTAATAAGCGAATTAATCTTTGCTGAATTCTCGGGATACTTGGATCGAGCGTTCAAGAGTTCCTTGAGGCCCATCATTGAATAGTTTCGTGGGGGCTTGGCATTGGGTCCGTAGACGACGTTCCCTGGACCCGTGTTCTTGAAGTAACCAGTTGCGTTATTACGGGTAGTCAGTACGTATCCACGAGGAGGTGGACCGTATTTAGGCCGCCCATTGGCGTTCACTCCCACCTGAACAGGAGGAATAAAGTTTTCCATAGGCCCATTCGGCATCTTATTCTTACGAGAGAAAATAGAAGGCCATGCCCATGGTTTTCTAGGAGGTCGCTCATAATAGAAATTATAGGAATTTGTGTTCCTTGGCCCCTTGAGCCTCCAGCCCTTGTGTTCACTCACGGGTTCATTCATACCCTTGGGCTTGAACATTGGCGCATTCGGAGACCCAAAGACCCACCCGCTCCTCTTTCCGGCATAGTAAGCGGTACCTATGGCCCCCTCGGGTCTTGTTTCTGGCTCGGGTCCTTGAATAGGCGGACGGAGTGCCTTTTGAAATGCTAAAAGAATCTTCTGGACTAATTCATTCGTCTGATTTTCCTGGGACAGGCGTTCGACCACATTCACCTTTGTCGGGGCCGAGAGGGTCACACTATTACGAATCAATTTTGTAATAGAATTAACAAGATCGTCTATGGGTACATTCTTGACGAGAGATGTAGTCGTTGCGGGACCTCCCACACCACCCTTGATAATAGTCACAATTCCCGGAACAATATTCTGATTGCGTTTTAGGTTACTCAGACCTTGCTTGGGATTTACATGGGTCCTAATGACATTTGTAATTTTCCGAACAATTTCATCACTCGACATTCCTACGAGAGGCGGAGAAGAAAAATTTTCGTGAGGGCGAACCCTGTTCGCCCCGGGGACACGAAAAAT